GATGTACAGAAGATTATGGTAGGTTATGGTATAAAGTTTGCACTAGCTTGTGCTGCCTACAATATTACTGTTGATGAAGCCTATGATCGGCTTGCTACTAAATAATGCTGTATTGGAAGATCATCGCTATAGGCATATACACAGCTGTAACCGCAGTTATTGTTGTGCCTATTTTTATGTCAGCTACAGATAATATATTCTTTGGAATTGCTGCGCTTCTAACTGTTATCTACCCTGTTATTATCTATAAAATAACAAAATTTGAAATCAAAGGATATATCATAAAATGAAGAATCGTACAGCTAGTATCGTTGAAGAAATCTGCTACGTAGTACACTTATATGAAGATGGTAAGCTAGTAGAGTCTAGGTCTGTTATTGACCGCTCTAAGTACTATGCTGAGAGTTTAGCGTACAACTGGACGTCAGGACTAATTAGCAAAGTCTAAAAAATGACGGGTTGCTATCTGGGTAAAACCGTGCTAATATTTCTAAGGAACAACAAAACGAATAGTTAATAATCTGAACACAGCTCGTCAACAGCTTGTTCAAATATCCAACAGATGAATCATTCAATACACTCGATAATCACACAATAGAGAAAAAGCCGTAGGGCAACAGAGTTGCTTATCGTTGTTAGCCGATAGATCCTGAAACGTAGTTTCGCTGTATGTCCGGTGGGAAACTCTGTTCAAAAATTATGTCGTATTATATACTATGTTTAAACTACTAGTTTGCTGGCTGGTAGTTTTTTTGTTAATATTAAGTATACCATGAATAAAGGATATATCATGCATTGGTTAATTAAACGTGATGGAAATATTGTACAACAGATCGTAACTAGCACTGCTTCTGACGCTACTAGCACTAATGTTATTACTGCAACAACCGAACAAATGAAATTTGTTAGCGAGGCAGCAGCTATAGAAGTAGCTAATATTTGGGATAATACAGAAGTAGTACAAGCAGCATAATGCACATTAATTATTTAGATAACAAGGAGAAGTGATATGAGTCGCAGTAATTGGATTGAAAGAATTCGTGAACATGCTAGTGCCCACTATGAGGAAGATGGCTGGGATATTCTAGTAGAGTCTTGGACTGATGAAGACATTACGGAAGTTATTGATGAGTGTGTAAGCTACGAAGAAGCTATTTACGCTCTGTCAGATATTCTATCTGCAATTGATGACTATCGTGAAGATATTCGTAATTCCTAATAATGTTTACAGTAGAATTTGAGTATGATGAGTTTGTAGTTACCATTGTAGATGATACTGCTAAACTAGAAGATACTACTGTAATCATCAATGATGATGTGGTATACATTAGACAGTGGAATCCTAGACGAGCTAAGTATGAGTTGATTAACCTAACTCCTAAAATGTTTGAAGAATTACAACAAGCGATGAACCAGCCTGAAGGCGCTTACTTTATAGAGGTTACTAAAAATGTCTGAAGTAGAAAAAGTTACAGTAAAAGAAATCAAGTTTATGAATGCCGATGATACTAGAGTCTTCTTTAGCAACGGTACTCAACTGGTAGGAGTAACTTCTGTTACCTGTGAAGTGAGTGTAGCATCTGGACATGCTAAATACGTTATTAAAGGCACTATACACAATTTTAATAATAAGGAGTGACTATGATAGATTATAGTCTACAACTTAAACGATGTTTATCAATCACTAAATTACTAGATAATAATCCCCAGCTATCTAAGGTTACTAAAGCTATGTGGATGCGTAAACTACGGGGAATTTCCATAACTGAAGAACAGTTACTACTTAACATGCGCAAAGTTAGCTAATGGATAAGTTTAAGCTACCTATTTATAACTTGCTAAGTACTGAAGAAGTAGCGTTGCTAAATACGCAGTATGATGAACTGTTAGCACAAAGTAGTTACTACTCCAAAAGACTACCTGGTTGCTGGTCTTATAATGAACTTGGAATCCCTAGACGTATATATGGTACACACTTACTAATAGACTATGCTTGGCTAATTAGTAAAGTAAGTAACTATGCAGAAGCTATGTTCAAAGAAAAAGCTATATTCTTTGCTTCTAGATTAGTACAAGAATCATCTGGAAGTAAGCAGGTTTCTAGCATACATCAAGATATATTCTATGCAGCTGAGGCAGGGCCTAAACGCTATGCAGTATATGGTATATTTTTAACTGATTGTACTCCTGGGAATGCTGTTCGAGTACTAACTAGCTGGGTTCCAGCTAGTTCCTTCATGCTTCCTAATCATGGCAGTCTATCTGAATCTATTTTACCTGAGGTACAAGTATGGCATTCAGTAGGTGGAGTAGCTGGTCAAATGTTTGAAATGACTGGGCACCACTTACATCAGATACCTCTTACAGCTTATACTCAAGATAGACGAATACTGTGGCTAATATATACTCCAGCTAGTGATGGAGATTGGTCAAAACACTACTTAAAAACTAGATTAAGTAATAAACAGAGCGAGATTTAAGGAACATAGCATGCAAGAAGTGTCTGAGTGGAACCAGCAAGTTCATGAATATCTACGTCTTGCTTATGAAATTGGTAACAGCTCTCTAATTCATAAGTATCGTAGAAGCATACTTGATGCTTGCTTGCGTGGAGCCTCTGATATTATCTCTTGTGAAAATACTAATATCAATAACAATACTCAGTCTATGATTCAGTGGTGTTTACGTTGGACTAATGAGGCTATGGACAAATACTGGCTAGCTAGTAAGCTACTTACCGTTACTCGTGCTGGCAAACCTCCTACTCACCGACAAATCTGTGATGTACGTTCTGATAATGGTAAGCGCTTTTGGACTGTAGAACATGAACATCCTCTGTTAATACCTAAGACGGGGTTGATGTATGAGCAATGGTCCTTTAATCAACTAGTAGATTGGATGTATAAATATGGTTATGCTACCATAGTTACTCCAGAAGAGAATAAACGACTACTAAAAACTACACAATCTATGGAAGTAGCTGGTCAGAGATACTCTTCTGCAGGTATACAAGTAGTATTTCATCCGCAACATGAAAGGATTAACTGTGTCAGCAATGATGATATTGCCGCGTAATGGGCATAAGTATGGGTTTCCTAAACCTGTGCATGAAGAATATCATACACTAGGTAAAGACTTTGATTTAAAGCGTTGGCTAATTAGCGAAGGATATCCTGCAGAACTTATACCAGAAGATGGTTCTTTACACATAGAAGTGTTTGCAGAACATTGGCCGGATAACCCAGGTGAGTACTACGCTAACTAACATTGCTATTGCTATGTTAGTTTTTTCATGTTATTATAAGGTATAGCAATAGTATGAGCGAGGATATACAATGAAGAGTAAAGTTATTAACTTAGAAGTCCGTGTGTATATTAACGATGACGATGACCCACAAGACGTATTTGAAAATATGATTCTAGAAGTTACTTATGATGGGCGCGTCTTAACTAGCATTACCGATATCCGAGATATCGATACAACTCTTAACAATCATTAAGGAGCTGCTAATGAATACTATGGATTTTGCTATCTGGAAACGTCGCCGCGATACAATTCTACATAATAATATCGGGCTAACCTCTGGTTCTCTACCAGACGCTTCTTGGTATAGCTATTGGGCTGAGGGTCTTGACCCTCAACAAGCTATTGAGGCTGCTATTGATGATGTATGGTATGACGAGCCGCTAATTAAACAATTACTACAAACAGGCTAAAACCTACTCGTCGGAATAACCACGAAGAAGTATAAAGGAGACTACATGACCGAACCTACAAACGCTCAAAGTCTAGAAAACATTATTGGTGATCCTATTTTTAAACAAAATATAGGTTATGCTTATGATGGTAATAAGAATATATTTACTTTTTTTACTCCTGGTCCTGGACGCCGTATGATCCCTATTGGAATGTTTAGCCCTATTGTTCGTGAAGGCATTCCTTATGACCCTGAGCATATTTGTGAAACAATTGCTGAACAGATTTCTACGTTTGACTTTGAAGATATGTACGATATTGAGTCACTTAGTCTTGACGAAGAATAAACGCTCCTATACGCCCATGAATATCAGGGTAGTCTAGGTACTCATAACCTTCAGGTGGGACGGTGGGATCGCCGTCCCATACTGGTATAAAGTGATACACATTTCCTGCGAAGTCTTGGTTATTTCGAAGATGAACTTCTATTAGTTTTCCACCTATATATTCACAATTTATCCATTCATACTTATCTGCTATCTTAGTTAGCATTGCTGGTAGTGGTACTACGTCGTCTACTCGTCTCCAATCAGTCCAACGAGTAAATGTTGTATCAGGCTTAAACCCTTCAACTGCAAGTGTTTGTACACCCCAGTGATAGTCTATACTTAAGTGTCTACCATCAAACCATTCACACCAAAAGTGTCCTGGAGCTAGTGTGTCTGTATTACCAGTTAACCAGTGACGTTCTGCACCAATTCCTAATCCTAAAGCATTTACCGCAGGACGTACTATATACCAGCCAGGATTAGTTACATCTACTCCTATAGGACCGGCAATATGTCCAGACATTCTAGCTACAATAAGTTTATCTAAAACCCACATATCTTGTGGGTCAATACACATCCATACTTCTTCTTCAGTCATGCATTGCTCCATTCTTTATTCACTTCATAGTGGTTACTTTGTTGTAGTTATGTTATTATAACTTAATTAATAAAATTACACAAGCTACTTTAGAAAGGTATGCAATGAATACAATTATACGTGCTGCAGCTATCAGCTTAGTTGCTACCTCAGCTTACTCAGAAACTACTTATCTTTATGTAAATCCTATATATTGTGAAGATTATCAAACTATGCATAAAACTATTGAAGGATATGGAGAGATACCTACAATGATGGGTACTGGTACGCAAGAGTGGGCTAACGGAGAAGAATTAGGGTTAGCTTATTATAAACTTCTGTTTTACACTAATCAAGCTACTGGTACTTGGACTATGGTACAGCTATACACTGAAACTAACACAGCTTGTATGGCTGCTTCAGGAGCTGATTTAAGCAAGTATGTACAATGAGTTCACCTCACAATACACACACATTGAAAACCTAATCGGAGAAAAGAAATGATCGATACAAGCACAGAGACTGTGACAAGAATCTCAGACGATTTGATGATGACAGCGAGAGTGGGTTCCGCCAACATGCGCCACTCACAACTGATGGAGGATGCGCATATTTTGATAGAAGCTCTACATGATCGTGCTGAAACCGCAGAAGCCAACTCGCAAAAGGCACTGGAGCATCTGAAATTCTGCTTAATGAGGCTCGACGAACTTGTACTAGAGAGTGGGCGCAGTATTGAATATGGTGAGGAAGACTCATTTCGTAGGGGTGAGTGGTTTGAATCACGAGAGCTTATGACGATTGAGGAAGCCCGCACTGTGCTGGCTGACATGAAGGAGAATTAATATGAACGGTTGGAAAAATAAAGAAACTTGGCTAGTAAATTTGTGGCTGGGTGATACCCTTGCTCTAGACTACGAGTCGTTGGTTAATATTACGCCTGAGTATATCAAAGCTTTAGTAGTTGAGATGGTAGAGCAAGTAACATGGGGTAGTGACCATGAAAATTTAATTATCGATCTACTTAATAGTGCTTTGGGCGAGATTGACTATCGTGAGCTTGCTGCACATTATAACGATGCTTCGGATGAATAAGCGTGAGCTGATAGCTTATATCGGTAATCAAATTGAGACTGCCGGTGGTATGATACTATATAAAGGCTGGGTATTCAGTTTTGACTTTGCTGATGGTTATAGAGCAAGAAAAGGCGAGACTACTTACCAAAGTTTTGATGATCTAGCTGCGATTATAGATGATATGTTTAATGAGGAGTGCTTTGATGACTAAATACGTAATACGTAGTATGTCTACCACTAACCTTAATGAGGGGTGTGTACCTTATCATGTATATCTAATGCGTACAGAAAATAGGAATGCAGCATACTGGTCTAGTTATCTAAACACTATGTTTTTTGATACCATTGAAGCTGCGGAAGCTGAGTGGTTGCTGCACTGGCCCGCTGATGAGAAGGGAACTATGGACATAGCTCCTGTAAATCATGCTATTCCTGTTTGGAAAGAGTTCTATCATCGCCCTGCTAAAGTAGATGAGTTACAAGAATGAATATTCATCAAGTAATGGCTGAATGTGACTGCCAACACTACGGTTGCGTAATGCGTAAATATTGCATGGCTGAACGCATTACGCAGTTGGAACGTGACTATGCAGAAGCCTGTAACGAAGCAGCTGACTGCTATATCAAGCAGTGTAGAGCAGAAGCTAGGCGGGACAAGGTTACGGAACTTGTGGAACAAGCATTCCATGAAGGTTTTGCAGATGGTCACGATGGTGGGTACGTTGAAGGCGATTCTTACCCTGCTTGGAAGCGCAGTTTTGTGTTAGCTGAACTGGAGAAACAATGAGTGATAGTATAACTACTCAACCTGATGTACAAGATATCGACAACTGGACTCATGAAGATATACGTAATTTCTACGATCTATATCCTGATCTTACCATACTTACGTATGCCGGTATGCTAGGCATGACTGTAACTGAAGTAAAAACAATACTTATTAGTAACTAGATTATTATAGTTACTACTTGCTAGTTAGCTGTATACCTGTTATTTTATAAAAAACAAAGGAAGAATATAATGGCTCAGATGACAGTAGAAATATATCTAGACGAGTTTAGCGATCAGGATCTTGCTGATGAACTATCCAGTCGTGGATGGTTTGTTGGTCCTGAAAAGGATTGGTCGCCTTCTGAAGAGTTGACCTATGAAGAGATTACAACTATCCTTGATAGGTTTCAAATGTCTCTGCCTGGAACTACTGGTTATGAAATCTATGAAAAGTTGAGGAAACGATGACCTGCCCTCCGTGTAACCACAACTGTAATGAAGGGCGCGACTGCCCAGCGAGGAAACGATGAACATTGCACACCATCCATTACTTGATATCAAAGCAATTGCAGAATTCTATTCTGAAAAGGATGGTGTTCCTGTAACGTATGTTTGTACTTCTGCACCTAATAAGCAGGCTTCATATGCAGCAGACATCTTCTATCGTTCAACACCACACCCTGAGTTCGGCAATCGCTACTTCGGCATTTACGAGAATCTGCAACGTCAAGTAATGATTACTAATGTTGATGGTATTGAGGCTCTTGACTTTAGCATGATTGAAGGCGTTGCTGGGTGGGAATACTCGCAGCATCGTTGGGACTATAGAACTGTAGGAGCTTGTGCGATTGATGGTGGTCGTGCTTATACTAAGCTTGTAGGTGACGTACATGTTCCTGTCAAGACTATGAAGGTCAAAGACGGACAATTTGTGGAAGTGATCAATGATTGACGTTTTGATTGACGCAGGAACTAATAGCAAATATGCCAAGTTTATACTCAATGAGATTAAACCTAGAGCTGATAAGATGAATTGTTCAATGGTGGATTTTATTCCAGCAACAGCAGCGTACTATATCTTCTTGCTAGAACAGCAAGGTAAAACATTTCGAAAACAAACTAGAGAAGCACTAGATTTTCTTATGGACCCGACAGATAAAAGTCCTAGTGCTATAACAATGAAGATTATTAATGCTATCTTTTTATTGGGTAAAGCGGAGAAATGGGAGAGGGAAAATGGAATATGAGGTAAGTACTCCACAACCGCTCTCAGATTGGGTCTGTTATCTCATCGGCGATCCATCTAACCTTGCGGGTTCAGTGGCGTATCGACCGCCTAAAGATAGAGAACCAAAATGGTTCAATAGAAAAATGCAGGAATTCTTTTTTGGAGTTAAATGGTATTATGTTAAATCTTCTTGATAACCATATGGATGTGCTTCTAATAGTGGCACTATGCGGCTTGTTTTTGTTTGGGGTTGGTTATATGATTACTCAAGACGAAATCAGAGACCAAGACCGCTACACTACCTGCATCGAAGCAGGCAAACAATATATTAGTGGGAATTGCATGGAATGACGTTTGATGAATGGTACAATGAGATTGAAGGTTTCTCTACACGAGGAGCTAGGTTTGAAGACTGGATGTCAAATTCAGAAGATGGTGGAACTGGTAAAGATTGGTTGGCTGCTGCATACAATGCAGGGTTTAAACATGCAAACGAGCTAGCGGGTAAAAAAGAAGCAGAAACGGCTGTAGAGCATGATAAGAAGCTAAACGATGTTAAGCTGCCTTCTGAAGGCATTCCTTATCCTATCAGAAACGCTCCTCCTCACATCAAGTATCCTACTAAAGATAATCCGTTTACCTATCCAAAACCGTGGCCAGCACCGTACACGCCAAATCCATGGCCAGGTATTCGCAGCTGCTCAAAGTGTGGTATTAGTTTAGATGGTGTAATGGGCTATGTTTGCTCTGACCAACAGTGCCCCACCTTTGTACATACATGGAGCGGCACAATCACCGGTACAATCTCCGTAGGGGATACCGGTCCTTATTTTGGCGGTAGTAGCAATATAGGAAGTGCGAAATGAAAGTATACATCGGACCATACAGTTATCGTTGGGTTAGCGCAATCCATCACAGATATATGAATCGTAAGTATAACTGTGATTGGCACAATAATCACAATAAATTTGAACGTTTTCTAGAGAAGGTCGAGTCTTTCTTGCTAGCTGTTTACAATGCTACTATCAATAAAATTCTTGATAAGTTACCCGAACAAAAGATCAAGATCCGTATTGATGACTATGATATTTGGAGTATGGATGATACTCTTGCACATATCATTTCACCTATGTTGAAGAAGCTCAAAGAACACAAGCACGGTTCAGCATATGTCGACAACGACGATGTTCCAGAAAATCTGCAGCATCCCGTCACAGACGATCCAGACCACGACAGCTTGATTGAGAAACGTTGGGCTTATGTGCTTGACGAGATGATCTGGGCGTTCGAACGGAAAGCTGAATGTGACTATTCTTATGATGATGACTATAAATATCGTCAGACTCGTATGAACAATGGATTTAGATTGTTCGGTAAATACTATGAAGCACTCTGGGATTAAAGGATAATTAAAGATGGCTATCTATGCAATGTTAGGTATGATTGTGGTTGCTGCAATCTTTGCTGCTGGAGCTTCTTGGGTAGTGCGAAACATTACCTTTAAGCCTATGAATACTACAAAACCTAACTCTGAGGACAAGACTGAGGTATGAGCCTCATAGGGGAGACTACAATACTCGTGGCGAATATTACGCTGCTGTGAAACAATATGAAAATTATGTAAGGAAAAATAGAATGAATGCTATCGTTGGAACTAGTGTCGCTGTTGTTGCTGGTCTTGTTGCACTGACTGTTCTTGGGGGGTCATGGTATACTGTAGACGAAGGTTATCGCGGTGTACAGCTGCGTAACGGCGCTGTTGTAGGCACTTCCGAGCCTGGTCTTGGATTCAAGATGCCTATTATCGATTCTGTTGTTGATATTAGTGTGCAGTCTCAGGCTCGCACTTATGAGGCTGTTCAGGCCTACTCAAAAGATCAACAAACTGCTGTTTTGTTTGTATCTGTAAACTATCGTCTACCCGCTGATCAAGTTGAGACTATCTACGGGGAGTATGGCGGAGCAGAAGGAGTTGTAAACCGTGTGCTGGATCGTCAGGTTCTACAAGCTGTGAAGAATGTGTTTGGTCGTTTTGCTGCTGTTACTGCAATCAATGAGCGAGGTCGACTTGTTACTGAAGCTACTAACGAGTTGATGACTGCTGTTAAGGGACCAATCATTATTGAGTCTGTGCAGATTGAAAACATTGACTTTGACGATGGCTATGAAAACGCTATTGCTGCTCGAATGGAAGCAGAAGTAGAAGTGCAAAAGGTTAAGCAGAACGCTGAACGTGAAAAGATCTCTGCTGAGATTACTGTGATTAAAGCCCAAGCTGCTGCTGACTCTAAACTAGCAGAGGCTAAGGCTTCTGCCGAAGCCACTCGTATTCAGGGCGATGCAGAAGCTGCTGCAATCAAAGCTAAGAGCGAAGCCCTTCGTGATAATGCTGGTCTAATCGCGCTAACTCAGGCTGAAAAGTGGGACGGTAAGCTGCCAACTACAATGATCCCTGGATCTACTGTTCCGTTTATGAACATGAAGTGAAGAGCTGACACTAACTGAAGATTAAGGCAGCTTAGGCTGCCTTTTTTTACGTTTAACTGTTGACTCTTGCTGCTCAATTATATATATTATTAATATATTGTGAATTTAACTAAAGATGAGGGGTATGCGCGATGAGTGACTGGAACAGCTTTATTGACACCTTGGTTGAAGACACCGCTCCGATTCCGCTTAAGAAAACTACTGAAAAGCAGTTTCCCTGCGGTCAGTGCGCTGGCACAGGCGTCTACTCTGGCGTTCGTGTTCATCAAGAAAAAACTAACTGCTTTGCTTGTCGCGGTAAAGGGTACTTCAAAACCGATCCGCGTAAGCTAGAAAAGGCTAGAGTCCAGCGTGCAACCAAGAAGCAAGCAGCTATTGCCTCTGCTCAAGCGCTAAATGCAGCTACTCCGATTTTCGATCAGGTGTTTGCTATGGCAAGCTGGAATGAGCTGTCAGCTTCACTAGCAGAACAGCACAATGCAGGTCGTGCTTGGAGCGAGAAGCAGGTTCTTGCCATTCAGGGTATGGTTGCTCGCATGGAAGAACGCCGTGCTCAACGTGCAGCTGAGGCTCCATCGGTAGACCTTAGATTAATCGTTTCAATGTTTGCTCACGCTCGTGACAAAGGCTATAAACGCCCTATCTACCGTGCAGAAGGTCTGAAGATCAGCCTTGCCCCTGCAACTGGAGCTAATGCTGGAGCGCTGTACGTTAAGACTGATGAAGATCAGTATATCGGTAAAGTTGTAGATCAGCAGTTCTTTGCTAGCCGTGATGCTACAGATGAGCACAAAACTGCACTATCAGTAATTGCACAAAGTCCTCGTGATGCTGCAATTCGCTACGGGCAGAAGACAGGACATTGTGCATGCTGTGGTCGTGCTCTTACAGATAAAACTAGTATTGCTAGGGGTGTAGGCCCAATTTGCGAATCTAAATGGTTTGGATAGTAATTTTAGTTGACTTGGGGTTACTTTCATAGTATGCTCTTTATATAGGGAGCATACTATGAATAAAATAAACAGATTTCAATACTCATTTACTGATGAAGAGCTAGTAAGTTACTTGCAACAGTCAGCTAGTAATAATAACGGGTATCCTAAATTATCCGACTTCTCTACAGTAAACAATGGCTACCCAGGACTATCCACTATTAAACGTAGATTCGGTTCTTGGGGAGTTGCTTGTCAAAAAGCAGGTTTTACAAAAGTTATAAAGCACGAAACAGCTGGAAATACTTATACACTATATGAAGCCCTAGATATTTGTTTTACCGAGTTTGGCTATAAAATACCTACAAATAGAAAAAATATAGATAAGCAGAAGCTACTAGTAGCTATGTCCTTACTAGGTAATGTACCTACTAATCTAGGATTTTCTTGTAATAAAACAGGTGCTAGATTTATCTGTAAAGTATTTCCTGATAAACCAGCAAATAGTAAAAACTTCAACTGGTTACTGAATAAAAAAAATTGGCACTATTGTAATGCTTGTTCTTTAGTAAAAAGTTTAGATAACTTCTACACTAGTAAAGAATACGCGCATTCACAGTGTAAAGAGTGTCAGTTTCCTGATAAATTGGCTAGGGCTACATTACGTATTCGTCGTAAAGAGCAAGCAATACCTATCTGGGCTGATACACAAGCTACTATTGATTTTTATAAGAATTGCCCTGAAGGTTATCATGTAGACCATATAGTACCGCTTAAAGGCAAGTATGTTTGTGGGTTTCATGTACTAAATAATCTTCAGTACTTACCTGCTGCTGAAAATCTGGCTAAGAGTAACTATCACGAATCTGACATTGAGTGGGGATTTATGTAATGGAGAAAAAAATGAGTGATGATCTGATCAAGCGGGTTTGCCAATCGTGGGTTGATGCTGGGCTGGGAGATGAAACTTTTTGGGAAAACTGGCCCAACTGCCCAACAGACGATACACTATCAGCAAAACAAGTCCTCGACTACATCGAACAGTTGGAGCGTGAGCGGGATGAAGAACGTAGCAAACGCAAGATGGCGGAAGGTCTAGCTGGTTTATCGTCTATCGATATTGATGGACACTCAGCCATGATTACTCTTGCGAGGGATCAAGTTGGTAAACGCATGAAAGCCGAAGCCAAACTTGCCAAGGCGATGGCAGGGCTGCGTAAGATTGCGGATCACAAACACTTTTCTTGGGATCAAGGCTGGACGCAAAACGCCGAAGCACGAATTGCCAGCACCGTGCTGGCTGAACTGGAGGGCGGGGAATGAGTGACGATCTGCACTATCGACTGCGAGATAGATCACAAAGACTTTGGGTGACAGAACAAGACTTGTTAGATAACTTACTGTTCAGAGAAGCCGCCGACCGCATCAAACAGTTGGAGAGATACTGCGCTGCCTATGCAAAGTCAGACCGAGTGCTTGTTGATCACATCAACACAATCGAAGCCAAACTCGCCAAGGCGGTGGACTTTTTCGGCAAAGGGAAGGAGCAAACACCTGAACCTTAAGGCATATTTAGACGAGCATTATGGGGTTTGTCGCCACCAGCCCTGCAAGTGCATTCGAACAAACTGGATCGGCACAATGTGTGAGCACTGGCGACCAACAGGTGCATCAACGTGGGCTGAACTAGGAAAATTGCAAAGGGAGTTTGAAGCGGTGTGGGACGCTAACAAAGAGGAGTTGTATGAGCCATGAGTGACTACCGAATTGAAGCCGCTACTAAAGAAGAATGGGCTAATCGTGCTTTGGTCGCCGAAGCCAAACTCGACAAGGCGGGAATAGCCGCACTCGAGACTATACTGAATGAACGTGGTCCTGTGTTTGATGCGATGGTTGATGCCGCCGAGGATGCAGCGGGAAAGGACGTATCTTTTAATGTAGTGGTAGGTCGAGCCATTCGCGCTGCTCTCGCAGTGCTGGCTATATATACAAGTACAAACAAAACATCGGGACCGGAGTATTGATATGACCAAATATGTAATCGTGACTGCTATCTCGTCTCAACGTATGCGTTACTGCATTCCTGTTGATGAGCTGCAAAAGCTAAACACTGAGGTTCCTGTCGAAGGCCGTGAGATTGAGTGGGCTAACGATTGCGTTACCTGTGGCGAAGTAGAAGAATTCTCGCAACACTGGATTGGTGAAAATATTATTGATGCAGAGATTTATACTGAAGAGCAGATGCTTAGTAAGTTTGATGCTGATAATGACTATCTTGCTCACTGGACTGAACAGAAGAAGATTGAAACTATTCGTAATTGGAAAATAGTTAAATGATTAGTTGGTATAAAGTACTAAGGCATCAAGGTTACTCACCTATGCTATGTCTACTTAGCTGCTATTATAACAATAAGCATTGGAAAGCTGAAGGTGTCTGGCCTTATGGAATGAAGACGAGATGAAAACAATAAACTACTGCGGAGATTCGTTTTGTAAAACAGGTGGGACTGTAGGAGATTATCCTGACGTAGCTTGGACCACTCTACTCGCTAAACAGCTTGATGCTAAAATTATAGGTCTTGGTAAAAGCGGAACAGCTCATGAAAATGCTATTCAGTCTTTTGTTGATACAGCAGACTATACAGTTTTTTGTTGGACAGAGCCTCATCGATTGTGGCATCCAAAGTACCCTATAAATATGGCTCGTGCTGATAGATATAAAAAAGAGCTACGCATCTATGCTGTAGCTGATTTATACTATAAATATCTACACGATACAGAATATGCTATTGAAAGATTTCAAAGAGACTGCTATTGGTTTGATAATGCAGTTCTGTCTAAGTACAAACATAAGTGCATACATCTTAATAGTTTTCATAACTGGTATGATTGGACATCAGGCATTGCTCATCAACTAGGTCCTCTAAATAGTCTGCGAACAGTTCCTGGGAATTACTCAGACGATGAAGTTGCAAACCACTTCACTAAACAACAAAACGAACAGTTAGCTGATGAGCTATACTATATATTTACTAAGGATATAAAATGACACAAAGTAATAATATTATTGCATTTAACCAATCTATACGACTACAAAACGTTACAGACAATGTAGACGCAGATGTAGTACTAAATCGTGCTATAGGCAAGACTGTAGATGTGCTTATTATTGGCACTACTCCAGACGGACTTCAGTATATAGACTATAGCAACAGCGATGCTAAGAATATCGTTTGGCTACTAGAGTGTGCCAAAGCATCAGTAATGGCACAAGTGTTCTACGGAGATGATGACGATGAGTGATGCTCCAGGACAGTATATTAGCTTTAACGGTCATGCTATTTTTGGATACTCACGATTTCTAGAATTTTATAGAGATGTAGTTAATAACGCAGAAGACGGAGCTGTATTTGTAGAAGTTGGCAGTTTTCTAGGCCAGAGTGCTGCTGGTATGGGAGCGCTTATTCGTTCTAGTGGTAAGCTGATCAGGTTCGATGCTATAGATCTATTTGAAATAAGCGAGGTGAGTGACGCTCCTCATGCTAAAGTTATAGAAGATCACGGCGGAGACTTTCTAGCTGCTTTTAAACATAATATTGAAGCAGCTCAGGTTGCAGATGTAGTTAATTGTGTAAAGGCTAAATCGATCGAAGCTGCCAAGATATATAAGGATAGATCAATCTCGTTTATTATGATTGATGCTTCTCACTCATACCAAGATGTAGTAGATGATATTAATGCTTGGTATCCTAAACTTAAACTAGGTGGGATTATGAGTGGAGACGATTTAGACTGGCACGAAGTGAAACAAGCAGTAGAAGATACATGCAAGAACTATAAACACAGCTCCTCTACTTGGTGGTTTAGAAAACAGTGTAAAACTCTAGCGGAGCATCGCGCTCTTATAAAATTAGAGTAAATGTTGTTTCAAACTCTAAATTAAAGCAGATGAATTCATACATACAACGAACCTAGACTCATCGATTTACATCTAATATTAAATAAAAAATCAATTGCTGAGCTTTTTCTATTGTTAAATCTTACCAATGCATGCTATTATTTATCTACAGGGTTTGATATAGCTCGTCCAATATATCACACAGCGTATTTTTTTTGTGACAGCGATCACACGGCTGGATCATAGCTGTGTCTAAGCTGGCTCAGCCCTGTTCCATAGCTTATCTTAGCCGTTCTCTCGGAGAGAGAGACTTAGTTAGTCTTATTAGATTAACTTCACAAGGCGCGGAGCGTCTGTGCTTTATGCAGGGTAGTCACGTAGTGACTGCCTTGCCTACTAACCATCATAACATTGTTCATCAATTTGCGAACGTAGTTCGCTAACAGCTGCCGACCAGAGCAATGGTCCAGCTGTTTTTTGTTATTTGTGCCGCCACAATATCCATAATAATTCACATTAACGTTGTTTTTCTCCGAAAAACCACATATTTTAAGTTTTATTGTCAATTCTTGGCATTTAATGAAGAATAACTTGTGAATGCATGCTCTACCACACAATTTTACTGCTAAATCCAGCTGTCGAACGTAGTTCGACTACTGTAGCCTTGCTAATTGGTGTTGTTCTATGATATAATACCAGGGTGGGGAGGGGCTAGACCCAAAAACAAGCTATAGCAACTACATTTACATACTTACTAGTTACAAGCCACGTAAATCAAATTTGTACTTCTGTTTTGCACTGGTGCCAGATTAGGCACAGCTGGAATCGACTGCGTGCGGAGAATCGGTAGGTTAATCTCCGCAAATCATGCGGAGAATAGCACTCGTAATCTCCGCATATAAAAAAACAGCTGCCGAAGCAGCTGTTAAGGTTAGTTGAACTCAGTTCAATAGGTATTAGTTATCTTCTACCTCATCTAGATCGAATTCGTAGTCAGGCTGAGTATTCATACCTGAATACTCTGCAAAAGATACGTACTCATACCCGCAGGCTGCAGACTCTGCGCGATACGTCAACCATGATTGGTATTCATGTTCAGTGCGATCCATCAGTTACTCCTTGTCAGTTTGCTACTACACTGATGATACGAGCGATAGCTTCTTTGGTAGCTCCTTCGAGACCATCTACGGTATACCCGTGTGTCTCTAGCTCGCGAAGCAGTTCTTTCTTGCTAGGACCTTCAATCTTAGCTGCTTTGTTGCGAGGCTGTGCAACGTACACGCCCTCACGCACCAGCTTGCTGCGGACAGACCGAATAGGCTTGTCCAGCTGGCTAGCCAGTTCTTCTACTGTCATGCCAGTAGCGTAGGCATCAATTAACATCTTAGTTTGTTCTGCTGTGTAGTTCTCGGCCATGCTGATTCTCCTTTGTTGATGATTCAATATAGCTGATAACAAGCTGATATGCAAACTCTATTTTGACGTAGCTGCTTGACGCTAGCACGTCATTTTACACATAGGCTCATCTCAAAACACAACCTGCCGCCACTTTACGCTTGACAAACCCCCAAAATTCCACTATCATACTGGCGCAGGGCACCTCGACTGATTGGCGACGGAGGCTTGTGTTCCCGATCGGTAACAAATAAGCAGTTGTTGGGATATTTTGGCTAAATGTTCCCGATCGGTAACAAATAAGCAGTTGTTGGGATATTTTGGCTAAATGTTCCCGATCGGGAACATAGGTGCGGCAGCATTGCCGCCACACTCTTCAAAAAAACGTTTCTATTTTGCACTGGCGCAGCGGAGCACTTACTGCCATTTAGATGTGGTCAAACGTAGCAGATCGCCTTTGTACTTCAAATTTCTACTTTGTACTGGTGCTTTGCACAGCAAAGCTGCATAAAAATCAATTTAGCTATTGCTTAGCGTGGCAGCCCGACATCAACTTTGTACTTCTGTTTTGCACTGGCGCAATGCTGCAGCATTGCTAGCAGAAAAAGTTGAATGAAATCAATGAGTTAGCAAGCAGATGTAAAGTGAATGTGAGTGGTAGCATTGAGAGGGAATATTGTGCATTTTCAACGGGTTAACAGCAGCAATAGATGAATGATTTCAATAGCTTAGCAAGCACAGCATTTGCAAGTAAAATCAATGAGTTAACAGTAGGAACAACTGAACGATTTCAATAGCTTAGCAGCCTGGGCGCTGTGCAGCGTAACCCATTGATTACGCTGCATTTTCCTAAAACATTTCTGATTCTTCTAGGCAGACTTCAGCCCCTTCTTCAGGGCTTACACCATCGCTCCAGTTATCATGACTAGGCCAATCTGGCAGATATTCTGTGCTTAGTTCATAGTCTCTAAGCAGAATAGCGTTTACAGCAGCCATCCAAGCTTCATACGTCATCTGCATGATCTACTTCCTTTTCTTTTTCAGTTTTATCTTCATTCTCTGCACAGCACTCTAGAGTTTCTAGAATGTTAAAATGCTCTAGAATTTCTTCAGGTATGTTGCCTTTAGCTTCTTCTACATTGTCAGGAATTATCCAGCATTCATCTGACCCGTTAACCCATTCCCCGCAAAACATTCCACCCCATTCGATATACTCCGCTCTAATCTCGATAGGACGATTTAGTTCATTCATTCGATTGTAAAAGCTATCGTATGCGCCAGTAGGAGGTGCCCAAGCAGAGTCAAACCAAATGCTTACGCTGGTTTCATCATGCTCGCTGTCAATATGAGCTTCAACTTCCCATTTGGTTCCCCAATTATCAACCCGCCAGCTATACCAATCTTCTGCCTTATCTTCAGGCATTGGATTCATAAAGTGTAGCATCTTACCTTGTTCAATTGCTTCTACAATATGAGCAATAGTTTCTTTATCGCTTTCGATATACAGTGTGTTATCGCACCAGTTAGGCATTTTAGTTCTCCTGTTTTCTAGGTTACTCTTAATACTAGCACGCCAAACACCATCAAGCAACGTAAAAGTTTCTTTGTGTTATCAATACATTAGACGATGGAGCGCCCCCACCCGTAAGTCCTTGATATTGCTCAGTTTTTTAGGCCTTGACATATAAAAAAAGGCCCTGCCGAAGCAGGGCCTTTTACCTAAGCTGTTGATAAGCTTAGTTTTTTGCGTTAGCGATCAAAGCCGCAATGGCTTCTTTGGTCGCACCCATCAAACCTTCGACGGGGTAGGAAACCAACGCTTCCAACTCAATCAAAAGTTCTTTTTTGGTCGGACCCAACTCACGGGCCGCACCTTTGGGCTTTTCAGCCGCCACATAAACGCCCTCGCGGACGAGTTTGGAGCGGACCGAACGAACGCTTTTGCCGATAGCCTCGGCAATAGCTTCGACACCTTGACCAGAGGTGTATTGGTCAACGATAGCAGCGGTCAACTCGGCAGTGTAGTTCGCGGATTTTTGAACAGCCATGAAAATCTCCTTTTGGGTTGTTCGTTTCTGATGATTATGTATAGCATGACAGAAACAGGGTTGCAACAGAAAAGTGAGTTTTAATAGTGAATGATATCAATGGGTTACAAATTAGATTATCCAACGATATCAAGCACTTAGCAGCCGGGGCGCCGGGGGTCCTAACCCCTTGTTATCATGGATGAAATACAGGGTCAAATGCTGATTCTTCGCAGCGCAATAAAATCTCGTCGACAGTTAAATTTGTGTCGATCGGATCTAGAGTATAGTATACAATATTTCCGCCGGTTGTGCGCGCTGATAGGCCTAGGCTATCGCCCCAACTCCGTTGCAGCTGGATATTCTGCAACGAAGTCAAGGGGTTAGCTATTGTGCCATCTGAAATCATTAGAACGTTTGCGATAAAGTAACAGATCAGCATTTCAGTTCACCCAAAATTGAGGAATATTAGTCATTTCCCATGAATTGACTGGCGTTAGCTTACCATCTTCAATGCAAAGAAACTCAAACGGCCCAGAGAATTCCCAATCTTCGCGATCAATGTTTCCGCATTCGCATTCGCTGCGGATATGAGCGTTGATTTCGGCCAATGTTCCCTGAACATAGCAAGGATGGGCTTCGGCATTGGTATAAAGCAGAACATACATTTTATTTTCCTTTCAGATTACATGAGTGAGAGGGCCGACAACAACAGCCAATAAATCATAGCCTGTATTACGCAGGCCTTTCATAATTTCTTCGTATTCATCGGTAGCAAAGTCGATATACTCAATCGCGCTTGCTAGTTCGATCCAGTCATAAGTTGACATTCCGTTAGGGTTACCCTCTAAAGATACGTCAGTGAACATAAATTCATCGCCAGTATCACGCCAGATTACAGTGTAGGTGGTCATATCTTTCCCTTTCAGAGAATTGTGAGTGAGTCAACAGTTGAACGCTTGCCCTCGACATAATAGTCGAAGTCCAGCACTTCCTGAATGAACAGGCTATTCAGGTAGTCGATGTATTCGTTCAGTTCCATATGATTTCCTTTCTTGATAAGTCTTTATAGAACAGTTCGTGGGACGTTGCAAGCACTAAATTACTCCGTAATATCAATGAGTTAGCGATCGGGACGCCGGGGCTGCTAACCCCTTGTTTTTATTCGATAACTTCGAGGTCAATAAAATCTAGCTCTCCTCCATCGAACAGGTCTTGGATATACGTCTCAATGTCAACCGCATCTTCCTCAGCATCTTCTTGTAGAAGCGGGTTATTGCGAATCCATCGCATTGCCGCGTCGTCATTGCGAAAAACCAAGCGTTCCTGCCCGATATCCCATTCACACCAAATTTGTTTCATGTGCTGGCTCCTCTACCTCTTGCACCAAGTTTCCATAACTATACCCTGTTTTTGTTTCAGGGTGACACCAGCCGAAACGATTCCAAATTCCAGTTTCAAAGTAATCTTCAAACCAGAAGGATTCGGTGACGGCGTGATTCATTCGCATAACAGGGCCAACGACTCGGCCCCGTTGTGTTGCATACCATGCGCCCTCACGAAGGCGCATCTTGGCTTTCCTTTTTCAGCAGGCTTTTTTTGTAGCGGCGGATCACAGTGTTAATCATGCTCACACGCTCAAAAGGGTGCATAGGCTCACCATATCCATCATATACCAGAGTCATGATTTCTTCAATCTTGGCAATGGCTTCTTTAGCTTTCATCTGTATCTCCTTTGATGATGATTCTTTATACGCCGATTCGCTGTGGATTGCAAGAGCTATTTTATTGTGTGTTATCAGTGGCTTAGGGGTAGGGGCGCCACCCCTTGTAATTCAATGAGTTACAAGGGGTTTTCTTAGCAAGCCGAGATTTCTTGAATGTCTGAGTCAAAGTGCATTTGCAGACAAGCTACTACATCTTCCCAAGTGGTAAATGATTCGTTATCAGGATCGCCATCAGTCCAAACATCATCATCAGATTCATCATCGCAGACAACGCTGAAATTGCTATCTTCTTCCAACGTGCCGTAGCATTCAACGTCCCTGCCTTGGTAGTGGACAACGTATACATGAGGTGCTTCCATTTCTATTTCTCCTTTTGATGATTAACTATAGCGCAAAAATATAGAACAGTGCAAGAAGTATTTTATTGCGTGTTATCAATGAGTTAGCAGCCGGGGCGGCCCCCTCTTAAGCCATTGAAATCAATGAACTTTTCGAGGGTGAAGAACCGCAATTCCAATCTTACGCAGAGCGGTCCGAACAGAAGCCGCATCGTCAAACATTATTTTTGAAGCGCGTTTGAATTGCTTTAGATTGAACAGCTTAGACAATTGCTTGGCTTTAAGCTGGCCGTCTGGCTCATTATTACCCATAGGGCGAGAAATGATTTTATCGGGGCAAATCCCGTTATCCATCAAAAACTCATAATCTGCATGGCGCATAACGCGAGCCGTGCAAATCAAAACATAATCGCCAGCTTTTTGACGCTTGCGGATCTGTTGAGCCAGAGGCAAGACCTTATCTTGAAAGATCATTTCAGGAGAGCAATTTTCGATCCAAGCCGATAGGTCCAGAGTTCCATCTGGCAAAGTGACTTGGCGATGCGAACTATCGATGATAGTTCCGTCCATATCGAAGATTGAGATGTTAGTAATCATGGTTAGTTCCTTTTCTATTTCCTGTCTATTTATACGCCGATAGATCCAACAAGTCAATAGCTAAGTTTTCGTTTAGAATCAAGTAGTTACGAGGTGGGGCGCGGCCCCCTCTAAGTGACTGAAATCAATCACTTTTTCAAGGATGAAAGGCCTGCTGCGGAATCGAACCGCATCCCCCCTCTGGCGAGGTTGTCAAGATAGCGCCAGCTATCTAAACGGGTAGCACCAAGCGCGGGCCATAGTAGCTAGGCGCTTTCACGCCTAGCTTATTCTTTAAGCGGTCTTTAGATGCGAAATAAGAGCTTGAATCGACTCTTTAGTTGCACCCATGAAGCCTTCAACGGGAAAGGTGGCGAGAGTTTCCAGCTCTTGCAGCATTTCCTTTTTCGTGGGGCCTTCCTCACGCTTCGACTTTGCAGCCTTTTCAGCGGCGACATACACGCCTTCCCGAACCAGCTTCGACCGAACCGACCGAACAGCCTTGCCCATTGCGTCTGCAATGTCCTCGACCGATTGACCCGCTTGATAGTTAGCGATCATTGCGACAGTCTGTGCTTCAGTGTAGTTTACTTTTTTCTCAGCAGCCATGTTGGACTCTCCTATGTTGTCCGTTTCTATGTATTATATATACGCGATGATTCGGCAAATAGCAAGAACAAAATCACGTCAGATGCACGATTTATTCCCTGCAAAATCAAGCAGTTAGGAGGCGGGGCGCCGCCCCCTGCAAGTCCTTGAACTTGCAGGGTTTTTTCAGTTCCCTACGATTTGTAGCAGGCTTGACCCCGTAAACGATTGAGGAAATTGAATAATTTGCGCGGTAGGATAGGGGCAACCCTCAACACCGCAAGGCCATATTGTGGGATTGCCTTTGCTTTCAGCATAGCAATTTATCGTGCAATGCCTGCAAGTGCCTGTTTTCGTTAGAGTTTTTTTCATCCTAGAACCCCTCAGCTGATTCGGCTACATAAATTTTGCGTGCAGCGGTTTTTGATATATATACCCCTTCCCGCACTAGCTTAGAGCGGACAACCGCAGGGCGGCGTTTTAGAACCGCGCCTATTGCTTCTGGCGTTTCACCCGCGCGATAGGCTGCAATGGCCGCATCTGTTAGCCATTGCGGCCAAGCTTTCCAGATCTCTTGCATTTATGCCCCCACAACTAAAGATTGATTGCCAGTAATACCCAGACGGGTATTAATAGATTTCCAGATAGCGCCAGCAAATTGCTTGGGGCTTTGAACAGTATGCAAAGCCTTACGGCGAGCAAGGGCTTTTTGCAAAATATCGCCTTCAATAACGCAATCGTGCCAAGCAATATGACGCTCAACAAAATCGGCTTGGTTAAACTCAAAGCGGAAAGCACTTTCGGCGCTTGTGGAATAATAGTTGCCAGATTTGCTTGCATTAGCTTTGTAGTTTTTAGGAACGCTTGCGCCCCAATAAGCCCAAATGTCCATCAATTCAACCTTGCGATCTAACCAACGCGCATTAGAATTGCCCGTAAGCTGCTGCAATGTTTCTGGCATATACTTAAAATCAAATGCAGCATTATAAGCGCAGGGAATAACGCGATGGCCCGCATCTTGAAAGTCTGCAATTTGCTTATTATATTCCGTGCGAACCTCTAAAATGCTAGCGGGAACAATTCGCTTTGCATAGGCATCATCAAAATAATGACCTAGCTTTGTAGCGAAAAAAGGAACGTCTAGGTTGAATGCTTCGCGGATTACATACGAGCCTTCGGCATAAACCTTGCCCTTACGATCAATTGTGCGCCATGCAATATCGAACGCAATGCGCTTGCGTAGCGTGGTTTCAATATCTGTGACCATGAAAAGTGTGGATTTATGAGCCATTGCAGTTTTTCCTTTGTCTGCGTTTCCTTATGATCTTTATAGAGTATTCGTTGGGCCACGTCAACAACAATAAAAGCGTGTAGTTTCAAGGGGTTAGCGGGCGGGGCGCTGCCCTAGCTAACCAATTGGTTAGCTAGGTTTTTTTTAGTGTACCAATCGCAGATTAGGTTTACCAAAAATGTCAAGCTTGGGATTCCATTCACTTCCCTTTTCGCAAGGAGTTTCGATGCTTGTGTGGCCATATACTACGGCTATCACTTCCAAATGCTTTGCAAGCGCTTTTACCTGCTTGCGGGGCACTGGCCCTTTCCACATCTCCAGCCAAGATTCTGTAGCTGGAAGCAGCAAAAATTGGCTCAATTCTTCGCCATAAACTTCTTCTTCGTGATGAAGAAACTGATGAGTGAAGATTTCCCCAGTTTCTTTGTCCTTATAAAGCAGAGTAAACGGGTTAGTTTTATTTTTCTGGGCAGCTTTGATTTTTTTAGCCATTTTGGACTCTCCTATGTTGTCCGTTTCCATATTATCTTTATAGCGTGATTCGTTGTGCTATGCAATAGCAAATAAAAGTGTGTGTTTTCAAGCAGTTACGGCGCTGGGCGGCCCACCCCTTAACTCATTGAATTACTTATAGAAAATGTGATCATCAATTATGCCCAGCCATTTTTTCTCTTTAGCCCAATCAGGATTTACATAATCAGCATGATAATACGTAGCACCCGCGACAGGCCCATTGCTGCCTTTTAGCCATTCAAAAAGCACGATTTCTGAGATTAGCCCCGCATCTTCCCAAGCACGGCGATCTGCATCATTTTCTGCGGGCTCATCAGGCTTGCCATCTTGAGTCCAAGAAAATTGCTTGTCCTGCCATACCACTTCGCAAATTGTATTAGGAAATTCTTGGCTTCTTACTCTGTTAAGAGTAACCCAAGCAACCCCTACTTTTCCTTTTATACTCTGATTTCCCGCTTCAAAATATACATTTTGATGCAAGCAATGGCGATCAATATCGCTAATTTTATCCAACAAGTCTTGCGCTAAAACATCAGAATAGTTATTAATTCCAAAAGTTAGAACTGCAACTATAAAAAAACTATTTAACGCCCAACTTAATCTTTCGACTCCATACTTCATTTTATTACCTTTTATGCTAATTTACGATTTACAGTTATCGCATTCATACAAGCAACACCGATAGAACGCATTTTAGCAATCACAGGTTTTGCATCATCAAACATTATTACAGGTAGATTACGGAATTGACGAAGATTCCGCAATCTGGAAATTTTCCTAGCTTTCAAATCAGCGTCAGGGATTTTATTTTCTGAGCCGTCAAGTGGCCGACACATTATGTTATGCGCCGTTAAACCATTAACTTCAAGAAAATCGTAATCGTTCTGATCCATTGCTCTTGCCGTGCAGATCACTACATAGTTTTCTTTACGATCTAAAGATTTGAACACGTCAGCCAAAGGTAGCAAGCTATCCTTCATGATAGAATCGCGATTTTTGAGTTGAAAATACTTATCAAGATCAAGTGTTCCGTCAGCGCGGTTAGGCGTGCGGTGGGCAGAGTTGATGATAGTTTCATCAAGATCAAATATAACGATTCTTTTCATGGTCTTTTTTCCTTACCTGATGATTTACAATAGCCCAAGTTTAACCTAGATGCAATAGCTAAGTTTATTCAATGATATCAATAGCTTGGAAGGCGGGGCGCTTCACGCGCTAAGTGTATGATAACACACGATATTTCAGGGCCCATCCTGTTCACTGTTTGTTCCAGCTGGCGCTAGGTGTGACAAATATGTCACACCCTGTTTCTTTATAGATTGAGGACAGAGGCAACCAAGCCGATAACTGACAGGGCAACCATAGCAAGCACAAGAAGAGTCAGAATAAGATCGTGCCGATTATCGCGGTCAACACGGGCCTTATACTCTTTTTTGCGCAGATATGCATGGCTGCGCTGGATAGAGGCGAATTGAACGGCGTCATAGTTTTGCATTAGTCTCTCCTTGTTTTGCTATGATTCTTTATAACCCGATTAGCTTGGCGTGTCAAGCTGTTCTATACGCATATCCTTCGCGCAGCGCACGAATGATAAGATTCAAGCGACGAATAGACAATGGGTTTAGACGCAGACAACGCAATTCATGACGAGCTATCTTTTTTCCTGCTGCTAGTCTTTCACGATAGCGCGTGATTTGCTTTGCATAACAGTTACGAAACCCTTCAAGCTCTGCGATACGTGCAGGAATATATTCCAAAGGAATTTCGCGGAATGTGCATTCAATCTCAGCGGTAAGATCTTCGATGTGCATTGTATTCTCCTGTGCTTCGTTACAATCTTTATAACCCGATTAGTTGTGCGTTGCAAGCACTATGTTTGCCTGCAATATCAATGAGTTAGCTACCGAGGCGCGACCCCTCCTAACCTATTGATTACAAAGGGTTTTCTATCACCGAGGCACAGCCCAAATAATAGCACCACATATTACGATACCAATTACCCACATCATTTTAGTCATTCCTTATTTGAGGATGTTATTAGTTAAACGGGTCAACAAAGAAAAGAACCGCTAGATATGCTATAAAGATTACAACTATTATAAGCATTAGGTCCTCCTATTTTAAGCCCAAAGCTTGGGCAGATAGTATTCCAGCGCATCGTCATAAAACGACTGCACCTTAAGATATTGACTAGCAGATAGCAGATCTTGAATTTCTGCAAACGAGTCACAAAACTGTTTGGCGTTTATGCAACGATGTTCGAAATCTAACAAATCCCATTGGGCAAACATTGCATTGGCAAGGGCGGTCGCTTCACTTTGTTTCATTTTTTTCTCTTTCGGTTTTGCATTTCAAACTATAACTAGCAGGATCCAGCCCCTAGGCGTTAGGCTTGCACCTTTGCAAGCCATTCTGCATTCACTTGCAGATTTACAGGGATAGATTGACGGCGAAATTTTTCGCCTGCAATTTCGAACAAAGGCGAATAGGTATCAATTTCGTTCATCGACTCAATCTTAGCGCGTGGAACCCACAACAGCTTTTTCGCACCCATAGCGGGCAGGGTTACAACACCGATAGCTTTTTCGGTTTGGCGAACGATATAGTGGGTTGCAAAGTTGGTCATGGTAGTAGCCTTTCAGGCGATGGGCTTGGCGTCTTGCCTTCCCTATGTAATATTTATAGCACGCCACGCCGTGACGCACCACAACATAATGCATAATTTTATTGCGAAGATTGATCATTCTGCGCAATAATATTACGTTCATCCTTTGTTCCCTGTTTGTTCCCCTATGCAGAACGAATCAGGAACAAAACGTGAACAAAACGGGAACGAATCGTGAACGTAGAACAAAACGTGAACGAATCAGGAACAAAACGTGAACGAAAAAAAAGTGAAAAATAATGCGATTTATTTGCATTTATCGCTTGACCCCTACCGCGATTCGTGCGAATGTTAGTCATAGGGCAAGCAAGCCCATAGGAGAACGCCATGACCAAAAAAGCCCGCATCCCCGCTGCCATCCGTAACGCGGTTTTCGCCCGCCATACCTGCTGCGCCGCTTGCGGCACTTGGGATGCTGACGAGTGCGGCCATATCGTTGCAGAGTCTAAGGGCGGCGCTATGGTAGCAGAAAATTTTGTTCGCCTTTGCGGCAATTGCAACCGCAAGCAAGGCGCGGTATCGGTTACCTTCCTTGCCTTTGCAGAATATACCGAAAGCCCTGCAATGATCCAAAGCCGCCGCGCCCGTTGGGCAAAATATCTTGGCGCTGTGAAAATATCGAAAGGATATCGCCCCCTCTGAGGGGTGACCCCTACAGGTTGCGCGCAATAATCTTGCGCGCAATAATCTTGCGCGGGGGTGGGGCGGTTAAGACGACTAGTGTTGCAAAAATATCACAGCGCACCTGTTCACGGCCTATATCAGGTAAATTTGCAAATTCTGAGGAGAAATCTTGACACCCTTTAAAAGGAACTCTATACTAGACTTAAGTTTTAATCACGCTTTTGAATAAAATTCAAAAATTATTTATGAGGAAAAATATGAAATACAGATATGGCCCCTTGGTATGGAACTGCTCCTCTGACGAGGATGAGTCAGGAAACTACTTTTGGCCAGGCCTACCACCCTGTGCATACGATGATTCAGGTATTCCTATTGATATACATGGTAAGCAGTGTTTACCTGGAATGTCTATTATCCATCCTAACTATGAGCCTACCGATACGTTCTACAGCGATGTGGTATGTGACGATCTACCAACAATTGAATCAGCTAGGCAGTGGCTGGACGATAATTTTTTAATTGTCACAGATCGTCAAGTAGCTAAGTTTATTATTCGCTGGTATGGCTTCAAGGCAAGACGAGCCTCACCAGCAGCTAAGCAGCTGTGGTCTACGTTAGTTGATAAGTACAAAACTCGTGATAGATTGGTAGATGCTATATGGTCAAACCTACCCAAATAAGAGACGCTATGGAGGCTTGGTTAACTAGCGAGACCGGCATAGCCGCTACTCCTCGTCCGTATATTGAAGACGTTAATGACTTTCCAGCTATCAACGTGTGGAACCATAGCGGTAAGCTCGTCATCAATCACTACGGAGCGGGGGCTAAGCTTAAAAGCTATTTTGTTAGCGTGCGAGCCTATGTATGGAGCGACGATGATTCTATTGCCGAGTCAGAACGCGTGTGCTATCTGATTGAGCGTGCGATCGAACGGTTCGCTGCTGCACATCGTGCACTAAATATTCAAAGCGCACAAGTTACTGAACTGCACACAGATGAAGGACTTTTCACCCCCTACGGAGTTGTAGATCTTAACCTCGCTATACTGTATAATGATTAGGAGAAATCATGAGTCGTCGCACTGATATTGTTGCACAGCTTCGAGCAGATCTTAGCACCATCGCTACCACTTCGTCCGTCCTTAAAACTATAGATGAAATAAATGACTGGCCTACTATATGTTTCACTCCAGGCACAGAGTCTAGAACACACTTTGGTGCTGGCCTTCGCTGGGCTACTACGCTAATCCAACTACGTGGATACACTTATGACGATGGAGTAGATGCTATGACTGCTGCTGAGGATTTAGCTAGAAGCATTGAAGACGTAGTCGATCAGTTTAGAGCCTCTCACACTACTTTGAACGTAGTTCAAATGAGAGTATCCTCTATAAGAACGGATGAAGGAGTTATGGAACCGTATGGCATAGCTGATCTACTCATCGAACTAACATACGAAGTGACGTAGGATTTGATATTGCATGCAAATCTACCTTGGTATATCAACGGGAACAGTGATAAGATGAATGCAGATGAATTAGCTCACTACATTAAACAGATAAAGATACACGAACAGCTGGCTACGTCTACTAACGATAGATCCGCTTATTGGGCAGCTTATCGCGTCTGGAAGAATAACATTCCTGCATCTCTCTCTAGATTTGAACACGGATAAAAAGGAAATATAATGGCTAAACAAGAGATTATGAGCCCGACCACTACTGTTGAAGCTCTAAACCGCACTCTTCAAACTTCACCGCTTGACCCAGTGATTCTGGCCATTGCTAATGATTATTTAAGCGGTAAAGACATTGAGACTATTGCAGATGAGTATGGCATATCAACAGATCGTGTCACGTCCGCACTAGATAAAAAAGAAGTTAAAAACTATGTTGATTCAGTGTTTGCTACGCAAGGATATCTTAATCGAGTAAAGCGCATCAACCTTATTAACCAGGTTATTGATCAAAAGCTTGAAGAAGCTATGGAGACTGGCATATATTCGAAAAAGGATCTACTTGATTGGATGAAACATCTACATGACGTTGAAGATAGGCTAAGACCTACAGAAAAAGGCCCTGCAGTAGCAATTCAAGTTAACAACTACGATAGACTGATGCGTGATTTACTTGAATAACTTTACGTTAAAAAATTCGAGGCGTGCTTCGCACGAGATTGAGGATATACAATGAGCAAACAACCACGTGATGACGCAAACGAGCCTATTCCGGTTTTAGGACTTCGTCCTGCTGGTGGGTCTAAGATTACATTCAACGCTAGCACCGCTTCACTCAGTAACCGCTTTGCTGACTCTATTCGTGTTATAACTCTATACGCTACTGCAGACTGCTATATTGAGGTTGGTAATGATACGGTTGTAGCTAATACTACTAACTCACATTTTGTTCCTCAAGGGTTCATATACGACGTAGCTCTTGGATCTCAGCTTATATCGTCAGAAACATCAAAGTTCATCTCAGCTATTGGTGCTACCACTTCTGGAACTCTATACATAAGCGAGCGCAACTAAAGTGAGGTTGAGTATTTCTAGGCTAGTCTTGTCTATGGCCGCTATTAAGCAGTATTTAAATACTCCGCCAGATAACTTAAACTACATGGTAACTCAGCTTGGAGAGGCTATTATAACTCAAGACGGTTTTAACCTAGTAGTCTAAACTCATCGACAAGACTAGTCTATTAGTAAAACTACTTTATAACCTCTAACCGTAATAACAAATATTGAAAAATCTATTTTGACATTGTGTTACACAAATGACACAATATAAAAAATAGATTTATTGGAGCTTACTAATGGCAAACGTAAAAATTACAGAGCTAGTCGAGCTAGCCGCAGTTGACATAGCTGGTACTGATGTACTACCTATTGTCGACGTTAGCGCAGACTCGACTAAAAAAGTTACCATTGTAAGCCTACGTAACTATGCAGATGCTAATGACTATATAACTTATACTACACTCAATGCTGCTATTAATAATACGCAATCTAATGTTAACTCAGCTGAATCTAACATTATAGCTTATGCTACTCAAGCTAATATTAATTTAGATACTAAAGCTAACGTATCTGCTACTTACTTCTCAGCTCTTGCTAACGACTACTCAACTTATACTGTGCTAGTTGGTAGCATCTCTAATACTAACGCTTATATAACTACTAACTATGCTACACAGCAGCAAGTAAATACTGTGCAAACTAATGTAGGTAGCTTAAGCTCCTCTGTAGGTAACCTAGCTACTCTAACTACTGCAAATAAGTCTAATTTAGTATCTGCTATTAACGAGGTAAACTCTAAAAGCTACTTTAATACTGCTAGATTTGTTTTACAAGGAGCTACTATAAGTAATGTAAGTTCTGTTGGAGCTGTAATTTTCTCAGAAGCTAAAGCTAATGTACATTTTGCTAAGCTTTTGATTAATGTTGAAGATTTAACTTATGGACAATATCAGTCTTCTGAGTTATTATTAGTACAAGACACAGCTGACATTAAAACAGTAGAATATGCTATGATATATACAAGTACTAATCCAATAGCTGCATACGAAGCTAGCATAGTAGGAGACAATATACAATTGTTTGCTACAGCAGTTAGCTCAGATAATATAATTAACGTATTTAAAACAATAAACTAAGGAGTGAGTAATGACTCAAAAAGATTTCAAAGTCAAAAACGGCATTATAGCTAGCGGTAATATCACTTCTAGTAACGGTGGTTTTATTTTTGATGCAACAGCTAATACCTTATCTGTAGGAGGATCTACAGTTGCTTTTGCTTCAATCGTAAACTCAGTACAATCAAATGTTACTTCTCTTACCACCTCGGTAAATACTATCAAAGCTAACGTAGATTCAGTACAAAGTAACGTGGCTACGGCTGTTACTAACATCAATACTGTACAATCTAATGTTACAACGCTTACTACGTCAGTAAATACTATACGATCTAATGTAAACTCAGTACAAAGTAACGTGGCTACTGCTGTTACTAATATTAATACAGTACAGTCTAACGTTACAAGCCTTACTACGTCTGTAAACACTATAGCTGCTAACGTAAACTCAGTACAAGGTAACGTTACAACACTTACTACGTCTATAAATACGATCAAAGCTAACGTAGACTCAGTGCAGGGTAATGTAACTTCTTTAACTACGTCAGTAAATACTATTAAGGCTAACGTAGACTCAGTACAGAGTAACGTGGCTACGGCTGTTACTAATATCAATACAGTACAGTCTAACGTTACAACGCTTACTACATCAGTTAATACTATAGCTGCTAACGTAAACTCAGTACAAGGTAACGTTACAACGCTTACCACTTCAGTAAATACTATTAAGGCTAACGTAGATTCAGTACAGAGTAACGTAGTTAATATAACTAATGGCACTACTGCTTTTACTGGTAACATAACTATGAACCGCGACTTAACTGTTAGCGGTAATCTAGTAGTAGGCGGTGCTACCTCAACAATACTGACTACTGATACAGTATTAAAAGATCGTGTAATTACTCTTTCTAATGGCGCTGCAGCTGCAACTTTTGATACTGGTATATATATTAGTCGCGGTACTAGCGGTAATGTGTTTATAGGTTTTGACGAAAGTACAAAAGAATTTGCTTCATTTTACACTAATGATGCAGCTAGTAATGCTGTAACTGACTTTACTGTAGCTGCTTATGCTAATGTTCATTTCAATAACATAACTGCGGATGGTTTAATAGATGGAGTAGATATAGCGCTATTACAAACAGGTGTTAACGGTATTAAAGCTAACGTAGATTCAGTACAATCAAATGTTACTTCTCTTACCACGTCTGTAAATACTATACGATCTAACGTAAACTCAGTACAAAGTAACGTAGCTACAGCTGTTACTAATATTAATACAGTACAAAGTAACGTTACAACGCTTACTACGTCAGTTAACACCATAGCCGCTAATGTAAACTCAGTACAGTCAAACGTTACAAGCCTTACTACATCTACCAATACTATACTAGCTAACGTAAACTCAGTACAAGGTAACGTTACAACCCTTACTACTTCAGTTAACACTATAGCTGCTAATGTAAACTCAGTACAGAGTAACGTTACAACCCTTACTACGTCAGTTAATACCATTAAAGCTAACGTAGATTCAGTAGCTTCCAACGTAGCTAGCATTATAAGCGGTGCTACAGCCTTTACTGGTAATATCTCTGCTCCTCGTGCAATCCTTAATACACAGCTACAGATAGGTTCAAATGCTACTTCTTCCGTAGGTACAGGTGCTACAACAATCTTTACCTTCCCAGGTGCTACATATCGTGGTGTTGATCTGACACTTCTAGTACAAGATGTTACCAATTCTCAGTATCAGTTATCTAAAATGTTAATAGTTCATAACGGAACCGTAGTAGACTTTACAGAGTATGCTATGTTGAGTACTAACAATAATGATCTTACTGGCTTTACTGCTGCTATAGATGGAAGTTCTGTTGTTACTGTAGTATCTACAGGCGGTAGTGCGAATAAAAAGATCACAGTTTCAGCTCAATATATAATTCAGTAATGGCAATTGTATACAATACTAGCATAGTTAGATCAGGGTTAGTGTTGCATTTAGATGCAGCTAACCCAAAGTCTTATCCAGGGTCTGGAACTGCTTGGCGTGATTTGAGCGGTGTTGGTAACAACGGTACTTTAACTAATGGGCCAACATACAGTTCTAGTAATAACGGTGCAATAGTATTTGATGGTTCAAATGATTATATGACAGCAAGCCCTTTGCCATCAGGCACTAACTTATTTACAATTAGTGTTTGGATGTATCTAAGTGCAAATATTAATGGTGATTATGGCGGCAGTGTGAAGGGCGCTATAATTTTTTCTGGTAATGCAGTGGGTACTTATGAATTGACTTTGACCACCTCTGGGGCAACTGCGGGTCCGCCGTATGCTATGACATTGGGTAGATACGGAGGGGATGCAACTGGAACGTGTACTGTATCTGGTATTAATATGCCAATTCAACAGTGGCATAATGTCGTTGTACTAAGGGACGGAGCATCTTCACAGAAAATGTATCTCAATGGTGTATTATTAGCTTCCGGTAATATTTCAACAAGTATGACTGCTGGAACACTACATATAGGCGGTGCCCCGGCAAATGCAAGTTTTGTGGGTTATATGAATGGAAATTTTTCAAATATAACACAGTACAATCGTGCTCTAACTGCGTTAGAGATTAGTCAGAACTTTGAAGCTACTCGTGGAAGGTATGGAATATGAGCCTAAGTCATGGAACTAGCATAGTTAGATCAGGACTTGTGCTAAATCTAGATGCAGGTAATATAAAGTCGTATCCTGGATCTGGTACTACTTGGCGTGATTTGAGTGGTAATGGAAATAACGGGACACTAACCAATGGTCCGACTTATAGTAGCTCTAATAAGGGTTCTATTGTATTTGATGGATCTAATGATTTTGTTCAGTGTTTAGGGTCCCTCACAGTAACGGCAGCAACATTTGTATGTTGGATAAGAAGAAACGGAAGCCAAGACGCATATGATGGTATTTTGCTTTCCAGAGGAACATTAAATACTACTGGAATAAATTTTTATTCATCTAATCAACTTGGATATCATTGGAACGATGCTGGTAATACTTATTCTTGGGCAAGTGGATTAACTGTGCCAGATTTGACATGGTGTATGGTTGCGGTTTCTGTTACAAGCACAGCAGCAACAGCCTATCTAGGCCAAGCAAGCGGAATCACTACTGCTACTAATACAGTATCTCATACTAGCACAGTTCTAGACGATATAAAACTTGCCCTTGATGATGTTACTACTAGATATTTTACTGGAAACCTAGCAATAGCTCAACTTTATAATAGAGCTTTATCAGCAGCAGAAATTCAACAAAATTTTGAAGCTATTCGCGGAAGGTATGGAGTATGAGTTGTTTTGTAGGCCCTGAACCAGTAAATAATGGACTAGTGCTGCACTTAGATGCCTCTAACCAAAGGTCGTATCCTAGATCAGGTACCGCTTGGAACGATCTTAGCGGTGTAGGTAATAACGGCACCTTAACCAATGGCCCAACTTATGATAGTACAAATAATGGTTCTATAGTATTTGATGGTACAAATGATAGAGTACATATAGTATCAACATCTAGAAAATACTCGTGGGCTCCCGTAGGAACTACTGGTCATAAAATTCTATCAATAGAATGTTGGGTCAAAACATCAGATACGGCAGGAAATATTATATCAAAACCTTGGAATGGTTCTGGTAATTATAACTATAGAATAACAGCATCAGCCTTTATTACGCAAGTTGCCACATTTCATTCTCTTTCATTTACTTCAATCGCAGATGGGAATTGGAAACACATTGTCGCAATTGCAAATGAAACGCAGAAAGCTGTATATGTAAATGGTGTATTATCTATTGGATATACGAATCATAGTGAAATTTCAGACGCACCATCTTCCGGTGATTTAAATATTTCTCTTACGTTAATGAGTTTATATCCATATGATGGTGATCCCACGTCAAGACCAGAGCAAGCAATTCTAGGAGGTGCTTCAATATTTAAAATATACAACCGTGCTCTAACTGCGTTAGAAATTACACAAAATTTTGAAGCAACAAGGAGCCGATATGGCATTTGAAGATAGAAAATATATAATAATACCAGCTGCAGAAATTGCAAATGTAGACTTTACACAGGTGTTAGAAACAAGTGCTGAAACCTGTCGTTACAGCGTAGATGGTACTAAAACTTTTATAAAATATGAAGGTGATATGCCCTCAAGCATTTCTACTATAGCAAACAAAAGCCAAGAATACTCTTATGGTGAAATTTTAGAACTTCTTTCTTCTCTAGAATGGACTTCATCAATAGAAGAACTATAAATAAAAATCTATACATATGGGGAAAGTGAACCATGTCAGAAAAATTCTTTAAAGTAAAAAGCGGTATAACTACTGCTAACATAACGTTTAATAATAAAACAGTAAATTCTAATCTGCAGATTAGTTATTTACAGTCTAACGTGCTATCGTTCAGTGGTTCGTCTGGTCAGCTATTTTCTATAGCTGATACTATGACTGGTACTATATTTGCTGTTAATGATATTTCCGGCGTACCATCTATAGAAGTGTACGATACAGGCGATGTTAGGTTAGCAGAAACATTTGGCAATGTGTTGATCGGTTCTGCAACTAATCCTAGTAACGTTAAGCTATATGTTAATGGTGCTGTAGGTATAACAGGTGCTATATATGCTAATGGGTCTGTAGGTACGTCTGGTCAGGTTCTTACTTCTAATGCTAATGGAATATTCTGGTCTTCCGTTGCTACTGCAGCTTCTATTAACTTAGTACAAAGTAATTTAACAAGCCTTACTACATCTGTAAATACTATAGCTGCTAACGTAAACTCAGTACAAAGTAACGTGGCTACGGCTGTTACTAATATTAATACAGTACAAAGTAACGTAACTAATATAACTAATGGCACTACAGCTTTTACTGGGGTTACTACCACTTTTAATAGAAATGTAGTGGTAAGCGGGAACGTAACAATAGGCACAAATACATCAAATACACTAATTATAGTAGGATCTATCGATCTAGGTGTTCTTACATAAATAAGTTGACTACTAAATTTTAACATGGTATAAGGAATGACATGACACAAAAAGTTTCAGCATATATGGGCGGCCTCGGCCTAGATGCAACCAATAAATTTAAAGTTGAGTCTAATGCCACAGTAACTGTTGGCAATGGTACAAGTACAGGTAATGTGCAAGTAGGCGGTACTGTAGTAGTAGGAAACAATCTTACTGTCGGTGGTACTTTTGACCTTGGCGCACTTACGTAAACTAATAAATTTTAAGGAGTAAATAATGGCTACACAGCTACAATTTAGAAGAGGTACAACAGCACAGAATAATTCATTTACTGGAGCTGCTGGTGAGATCTCTATTGATACAAGTTCTAAAAACCTTAGAATTCACGATGGATCTACTGCTGGTGGTTATGAAGTTATTCCTGCAGGTACTATAGTAGCCTATGGTGGAGCTACTGCTCCTGCTGGGTGGTTACTTTGCGATGCTACTGCCGTTTCTCGTACAACTTATGCTAGGCTATTTGCTGTTATCGGTACTGGGTTTGGAGTTGGTGATGGTACTACAACTTTTAACCTTCCTGAAATGCGTGATCGCCTTACTCTAGGTAAAGGCACTAATAATGCTACTCTAGGTGCTACAGGTACAGCTGCTGCCGCAAGTGGCACTATCACTTCTTCTAACATCACAGGTGTACTAACTGCTGCTTCTAATACAGGTACAAGTACTACGGGTACAGGAACTAGTGGTGGAACAGTAGCAGTTATTCCAGCAGCTACTTATACTACTGTTGCAAGTAATACTGGTACAGGTACTACTGGTGCAAGTTCTACTGTTGCAGGTGCTACTGTTGCAAGTAATACTGGTACAGGTAATACTGGTACAGGTACTACTGGTTCTACTACTCAAACTATCACAGTGGGTACTGCGAGCGTTGCTGCTTCTGCAAAAGACTCCTCACTAGCTACTGTAGTAAATTCTGTTAATACTGCTGGTCACACTCATACCATCCCTGCTCTTACAGTTCCTGCTCTTACAGTTCCTGCTCTTACTGTTCCTGCTCTTACCATCCCTGCTCTTACTGTTCCTGCTCTTACCATTCCAGCACTTACTATACCTACTATGAACACTGCCTCGCATACTCACACTATACCGGGACTTTCTATTCCAGCACTAACCATTCCAGCACTAACTGTAGCAAATCACACAACTACTATCGTCTTACCTTATGAAGTTACAAACTTCATTATTAAGTTGTAATGCTATGGCAGAGATTAGAGAACTAGATCAAATTCGTTCAGAGCTAGACAGATTACACGATAGAACTACTAGTAATAGCACTGAAATTTCTTCTCACGAAGCTGTGTGCGAAGAGCGCTATAAACACATTTCTCAAACCTTAGAAGATATGTCCACCAACATGTCTCAGCTTCACAGCGCTATAGCTACTCTTCAAGAGCTAGCTACTCGAGGCAGAACTTCTATTGCTACCCTATTATGGGTAGGAGGTGCAGTAGCCGCCATAACAGGCTACTTTTTAATGGTATCAGATTATTTTACAAAATGAGCTTTTTTAGACTTCCGATTGATAAACTGCTAGAAAAACTTCCAAGACCTGTAGAGTTTAATGAGTCTCAAAAGGCTATGATTGACGGTCTTAATGAGCATCGCTTCTTTGTACATATTGCTGGTCGTCGTACTGGTAAGTCTTACGGAGCTGCTATTCTAGCTTTTGCTAAACTACTAGAGCCTGGACAACAGGTAATGGTTGTTGCTCCTAACTTCTCTCTTTCTTCTATTATCTGGGATTATGTTACTGATTTAATTAGACAAATGGATATTGAAGTTGAAAAATTTAACCAAAAAGATAAAGTTGTTAAGCTTATAAACGGTTCTATATTTAGACTACTATCTGCTAATAACCGTGACTCATTAGTTGGTCGTGCTGCTAATCTACTAATCGTAGACGAAGCTGCAATTATTCCTAACGATGAATACTTTACTAGAGACCTTAGACCTGCGCTATCTACTTTCAAAGATTCTAGATGCTTATGGATTTCTACACCACGTGGTAAAGGTAACTACTTATACGATTACTTCTTACGCGGGGATGATCCTGAGTTTGAAGACTGGGGCTCAGCTAAGTTTAGCTGGAGAGCTAACCCTCTATTATCTGAGAAAGACGTAGAAGAAGCTCGTAAAGCTATGACTAAGGCACTATATTTACAAGAATATGAGTGCGAATGGACTACTACTGAGTCACAGATATTTGATGCTATAAGTGAAGAAAAGCATATAATAGACTGTGCTGACCAAAGTTACTCTGAAGTAATAGCAGGACTAGACGTTGGTTATAGAGATGAGAACGTATTTGTAGTTATTGGCTGTTCTGACGAAAAATACTATATACTAGACGAGTATGTATCTAAAGAATCTACCACCTCAGAGCTAGCTAAGGTTATAAAAGAAAAGATAGATCAATGGGGAATAGAAACTATATACATTGACTCTGCCGCACAGCAGGTAAAAGCTGATTTTGCTTATGATTTTGATATCTACTGTGAGAATGCTATTAAATCTGTTAATGATGGTATAACATTCTTACAGTCTTTGCTAGAGAATGATAAGATATTTTTTGATACCGAGGGTGCTTCTCACACATTTGGAGCTATGTCCGCTTATTCTTGGAATCAGAATACTGAAATACCTAAACCTGTACATAATTGGGCTTCTCACCCTTGCGACGCTGTTAGATATGGTATATATACACATCATAAAATGAGTGGTATGAGCATATATGCTTAGAGTAGTTATCTTAAACTATAAAAGGCCAGATAATGTACATAAGATAATATCAGCCTATAAAGATAAGTTCCCTATTACCGTTATAAATAATAATCCATCTGAACATTTTCCTGTGCTTGGCGGAGATATTGATGTTATAAATAACGATACAAACTATAAGTGTATGGAGCGTTGGCTACGTTGTTACGAATATCCAGAACCGTATAAACTGGTATTAGACGATGACTTACTACCTTCTATTGATACTATAAAGCGCATGTATAAGAAGAATGAGCCTATGGTTGGTATATATGGTAAGTCTAATGTAGATAAAGCTACTAGTTACTCTACTTTAATAGATCACTGGTGCGTAGACGCTGCTGTAGATTTTTTAGTAGGATCAGCAGTTCTAATAAAGCAATCCGCTCTTGATAGCATAAAAGATGATTTAGTAAAAATAGGGTATCCAGAGCGTGGAGATGACATTATTGTTAGCTACTTGGTCCGAAATAAGTGTAATATTAATAAGTTAAGTACTGTTTCTGGAAATATATTAAATTTACCAGAAGGAGATGTAGGCTTAAATAAAGACTCCACTCATTTCGTAAAGAGGTGGAATGTTTTACAAAACTTTAAAAATATAGGTTGGACAGATTCCAAAAATGTATTAACATGAATACACTAAAAAGATTTCCAGTAAAATATATAAGAGATTATATTAAAAAAGACTATAAAATACGCGATATGTGTTATATCTGTGGTTCTACAGAAAAACTAGAATTACATCACTTATATAGCGTAAGTCAGTTATTTGAAAAATGGTGCACTGTTAATAAGATCAGAGATATTCAAGATGTCGATGTTATTAAACAACTAAGAGTAACCTTTGCAGAAGATTGCAAAGAAGATTTAGATAATGATAATCTATTCACACTGTGTGATAAGCACCACAAACAGTTACATAATTTATATGGACAAAAGTACTCTAACCATTTAGTATCTAAGATTAGGAACTGGTTAGAAACTCAGAAGGCGAAAAATGGCAATTAAAGAAACACCTCAGTGGAGACAATGGTTATCAGAAAAGCTGAATCCAGCTCAGGCGTCTATTGCGTCTCTAGAGCCATATGCAAGCCCAGAAACTATTGTAGAATACGAGCAAGCTTATAGAGAGATTGAGATAGTCCATAGAGCTATTGATTTAGTAATCAATGCTTGTGCAGAGATTCCGTTCATAGTTGAAGGCGCAGGTCCGGCAAAAAAAGTAAATAAACTACTTAATGTTAAACCCAATCCTTTTGAAGATAGAGTACGTCTATTTAGACGCGCATTTTTAGATTTCTACCTAGATGGTAATGCTTTCTTCTATTATGATGGTAATGACCTATACTTACTACCAGCTAACGATGTTGAAATAGTTCCTGATCCAAAAACTTTTGTATCACACTATAACTATTTAGTATCTAATCAGCGTAGTTCTGACTTATTTGGTTATGGTAAGCAAACTCGCAAGTCTTCAGCTATTCGCTTTGAGGCTAATGAGATTATTCACGTAATGGCAGAGAATGAATCTTCTATATTTAGAGGAGTTTCTAAGATTAAATCTATTATTAGATTAATCGAGCTTTACTACTATATGATAAACTTTCAAAGACAGTTCTTTAAGAATAATGCTGTACCAGGATTTGTTCTTACTACTGATAATATACTATCCAAAAGAGTAAAAGAACGTCTACTAGAAGCCTGGAGATCTACCTACACTACTATATTTGATGGCGCTAGAAATCCTGCTATACTTGATGGTGGTTTAAAGATTGATAAGTTTTCTACTGTTAATTTTGATCAGTTAGACTTTGAAGACTCTATAGAACGTATACAACAAGATATGTCTAAAGCTTTAGGAGTACCTTACGTACTACTTAAATCTGGTAATAATGCAAATATTGATGCTAATCAAAAGTTATTTTATTTACACACTGTATTACCTATGCTAAATCAGTTTTGTAGTGCATTCTCTCATTTCTTTAATGCTGGTGTTACTATTAGACCTGATAATCTTTCCGTGCCTGCTTTGCAACCTGACAACAGAACTCAGGCTTTATACTACTCTACTCTGGTAAACACGGGAATTATAACCCCGAATGAAGCTCGTGAAGGATTAAGATTTGCAAAACTTGATGGAAATGATACTATAAGAATACCACAAAATATTACGGGTAGTGCTACTGATGCCTCCCAAGGTGGTAGACCAGTAGACCCTACTGCTACTAGCGATCAAGGAAGTGCTCAATGACAGATAAAACATTTTATTTAAACAGCTCCTTCGAAGCTAAATCCTTTTCAAAAGGCTCTAAGTCTTTAAAAATTGCTGGATATGCTAATACTATTACTAAAGACCGTTCTGGTGACGTTGTCACCGCTGAAGCATGGGCTAAAGGCGTAGAGAACTATAGAAAAAATCCAGTAATGCTATATCAACATAAACATGATTGCCCAATCGGGCGTATTGAAAAAATAATAGTTGATAAAAAAGGTATTTACGTAGAAGGTGCAGTTAGCGATGCTGCTGAAACAAATCACGGAATTCATACACTGATTAAAGATGGAGCCCTTAAAAGCTTTAGTGTTGGTTTTCGTGTAAAAGACGGTAAGTATAATCGCAGTGATGATTCTATGACTATTACAGAAGTAGAATTACTAGAAATCTCTATTGTAAGTGTTCCTTGCAATCAAGATTCTCTATTTAGTATCCGTAAAAGTTTCGACTCATCGGATGACTATAGTAAATTCGTAAAAGAATTTAAAGAAATTGATCAAGATGATCAAAAAGCAATGCGTAGAATTAAAGCTGGTATTACTGATATGGCTTCTGGTCACTATCATACTGTAGAAGTTGATGAAAACGGAAACGGTGTAACAACTTACGCTTCGCATATGACGAATCACGCTCATAAAATTGTCAACGGTATATTATTAGAAGCTGAAGGGCATTCTCACAGTATTACCATGGTAGGCGTGCCAATTCATGATATGGAGGAAGGTCTTTTAACTAACCAAAGACCGTTATCTCCGACAGAGGAGGAAGCAATGAATACATCAAAACAAGATATAGTTGAGGAGACTAAAGCTGCTACAGTGGATGCTCCTGAACTAACAGCTGAAAAAGCTAGTTTTGAGGTAGAAGTTATTTCTGAAGAACTTTCAGAAAAAACTATTAATACTACTATAGAAACTATTGCCATTTCAGATGAAGTAGAAACTAAATCTGCTGATACAGCTTCAACAATAGACGCTGAAAAAGACGACGAAGAAGAATTCCAAGCTCGTGACCCGAACGAGGTAATACCCTTCGTTAGCTTGTTATCTGCAGACACAGCAGAACTTCAAAATGGGGACCTAGTAAATTATAAAGAAAAAATGTATAAGGTCCTGAAACTTGCAACTGCCCAAAGCCCAATATTTAAATTTTTAGAGATTGACGCAGAAGGTAAAGATTGTGATAATGTACTTAATGTGAATGCAGAAGAAATTTCCCAAGTCACTAAAACTAACAAAAACAATACTAGTGAAGACGCTATTGTAAACAAAGAGCTTCACGAAGATTCAACAAAGGAGAACGACACCATGGCTGAACAAGTCGTAGAAACAATCGACCTTACAGAAGCAACTAAATCTGTACAAGTCGAAAACAGAAAAACAGTTAATACTGTTTCTGATCCTAGAGTTGCAAATCTGGTTGAAAAAACTGGTGAAGCACTTATTAAAAACGCTGATGCACAAGACCTACGCGGTGGTGCCTCATATGCAGAACAAGCAGAGCTTAAAGAGCTGCAATTCGAGATTTCAAAGTACAAAGATGAAATCAAAGCATTACAGTCAACCAAAATGCTATATCAAGAGAATCAAAGCCGTGGGGCTCAATTCTCTGAGAAAGAAATGGCTAATGCCGTTCTTCTTTCTAAAATGCTAAACAAGCGTGATGTATTTGATACAAAATTCGGTTCACGTATGAAGGCTGTCACTACTGTAGATCAGTTCCTAGCTAACTTCTCTTCCAACATCTACACAGAAATGGAACAACAACTAGTTATTGCTCCTATGTTCAACCGTCTAGCAGTAGACGCTAAGACATTCCGCGTACCAGTTGCTGATGAAGATACAGACGGCGATGTTGCAATGTTCAAATCTGGTACATACTCTACCGGTATTGGTGACATCACAAACGTTCCAACTTCTAATCAAAACACTATCTCTTCTGTAGACTTTACTCCACATAAGTTTATGGCTACAACTCACCTAGCCAAAGACGAAGAAGAAGATACAGTTCTACCACTACTAGATTTCCTACGTGCTGCTGCGACTCGTCGTCTAGCTCGCGCTATTGATAAGTCTATTCTTCGTGGTACAGGCGCTCTAACAGGCTTTACAGCTTCACCAACAAATGCTATCACAGTAGGTGCTGCTAACGGTTATGCCTCTGTTATTACTGGTGTTACTAAGCTAGCTCAATCAGCTTCTCTATCAGTATCAACTGGTTCAGCAAACGATAAAGCTGATCCTTCAGATATCGCAGCTGCTCGTACTGCTATGGGTAAATATGGCCTACAACTAGGAAATGATCTAGTTTATGTTACATCTATCCAAGGCTATAACAACCTAGTTACTACTTCAGATTTCCAAACTGTTGATAAATTTGGACCAAACGCTACTTACCTAACCGGTTCTGTTGGCGCTGTCTACGGTATTCCAATCGTAGTTTCTGAATTCCTTGACAACGTTGGTACAACTGCTAACGCTCTAGGTACTCTACTGTACAAGCCAGGATTTATGATCGCAGAACGTCGTGGTATTGAAATTGAATCTGAGTACGAACCACGTCAACAAGTAACAGCTATGTATATGTCAACTCGTTTTGACTTCAAAGCTCTTACAACTGTTGCTGATGCGGCTCTTAGCTCTGCTAAATACGCTTACGCTGTTAACGTTAACGCAGGTTAATTTAGACTTAACATCGTTAAGGCTACAGGGGGAGGCGGTCACACGCCTCCCCTTATTTAATGATAAGGTAGGAAACTATGACAGAGAAATTTGAAGAAGATTTAGGTAAATATACATATGTTAACTTAGCTCAGGTCAAGGATTATCTTAGCATATCTAGTAATACCCAAAATGCTAGATTATCAAATATCATATCCTACGCTACTGGCGTAATTGAACATTATATAGGTCATGAGTTACTTGCGAATGACTATGTAGAGATTTTTGACGGCGGTAAGTCCTCTGTATTTACGAGTAGACTACCGTTAAATAACGTATATCAAGTAACAGAATTTAATGGAATTGAGCATCAAATGCTTAATGATTGTACCACTATAGGTACTCCTGTAAATAAAATTACCGATCAGTTTAGCTTTGGATTTGTAGGTAATGGTCAGCTTACTACTAGAATTAAAAACTTTGGAGTATCTAGTTTAGACTTAGGCACTTCAGACTATTTAGTAGCTACTACAGTTCCTGAAACTATGAAAATGTATGAAGGCGATTTTACAATTGAGGCTTTTGTAAGAATTGACGAAGCTACCATACAGAATAATGTAATATTCGCAATTAATACTGATGCAAGTAACTATATGAAATTCAGCATGGCTAATCAATATGGATTAGCTTTTGAGTCTAATATTAGTGGTGCTGCTACTGTAGTACGCGGAGCTAATACTTCTATTGAAGCTCAGCAATTTACTAAACGTAAGTGGGCTCACGTAGCTATTTCACGTAAGCTAGATGATGAAAAGTTATACTTACACTATAATGGTAATACTATAGCAAATGCTAGTTATAGCGTATCTAATTTAACTTTTACATCTAATGTGGAAATCGGTACTACGTTTAAAGGTTATATAGATGAGCTTCGTGTAAGCAATAAGGCTAGATATACGGCTAATTTTACTCCTCCTACTAATCGTTTTAGACCTGATGATGATACTGTGTTGCTATTACACTTTGATGGCAAGCAGGGAGCTAAAAACGTATACGATGTACATGGCGCAGTAAGCGACTATACATTCAGTAGAGATCACGGCGAAATAATGAGAGAAAATCTAGCTGGGTCAGTTAAGGGCGGTATAAAAAGAAACTATCCAGCCATGACATTAGCTGGGCCAGCTGCTTTCCAAGGATATCCTAGTGGAGTACGTGTATCTTATCGTGCTGGTTATGAAAATAATACAGTACCTCTTGATATTCAGATGGCTACACTAGACTTTATCAAGCTATTATATAAACAAGACCAAGACAAAAAAGGTTTTACCTTTGAGGGTGAAAGCGGCGATAAATATCCGCTAGCTGGAAGTTTTCCTCCACATATTAGACGCATACTAGATATGTATAGGATCATTATGTAATGGTAGCTGTTAAGACTAAAATAACTTCTAAAACAACCTCTTCTGACGGTAGAATAAAAGTAGCTTCTAACGATTCTTTATCTCTAGCTAAAGCTCTTAAAACTTCTCAGCAGTTATTTAGGGCATCTTGGGTCGATACTAAATATAGCTCTGTGCTCAGATCTTTAGCTAATAGGCTTAACTCACAGATAGAGTTAGCTATTGTTGCTGAGCTAGGTGGTGGACAAATTAAGGCAGGTGAAGGTGGTTTTTATCCTGACTTTTTTTTAAATATTGATGGAGAAGCAGTACTTAGAGAACAAAAACTAGTATCTACTGAAGAAACAGATACGGGAGTAGTTAGAACAGGCGATGTAGGATTAGCTGGCGGTAAGGGTATAGTACTAAATACGGGTAGACGAAAGTTACTAACAGGTTTTGACACTAAATCTGGTATCCCTATACCGCAGTATAAAGAGGCGCTAACTACTAAAATTTATAATGACTTAAAAGCTAATGTAGGCAATTCTATTAAGCTACTAGCCATACTTAACGGTAGGAGCATAGCAGCTAAGTCTATTAAAAATACCCTAACAATTAAAGCTAATGCTATTGATATACCTGTGCAATTTCGAGGAGTGCTACAAAATAGAACTATTAAGTTTTCTTGGAAAGACATAGAAAAAAGTGTTATAGCAGGAAAAATGAGAATACAAGTAACTTTACCAAAAAAGGCTACTGACACTAATATTAATTTAAACTTATATTTTACAGCGGGTACTATTACTAAAGCTTTAAATGATATGAACAGGGTAGTAATAAAAGAACTAAATGGATCACTAGGAATAACTATACTCAAAGCTTTATCAGAGCTGACTACGCTACCATCTGGCATTACCCAAAAAGAAGTAGAAAAGTTTTTACAAGATAATGGTTTTACACATGCATTAGCTTATATAGCAGGATCGGCTATTATATCTCGTGGCACAGTAAAAATTAGTAAACCTAAACAAACTAAAGCTCAGCCTGTTAAGACACAAGGATTTCTGTCTAGTATACAGTGGACAGCACTAGTACAGAATCTGCTTAAAAAAACTATGAGAAAAAGCGGAGCAGCTAGACGACCTAATTTAGTCGAGAGATCTGGAAGATTTAGAGAGAGCATAAGAGTAGTCCCAAATTATAGAGCTAACTTATTAAAGTTTTATTATCTGCCTCTTTATAGTCACTTACAGGCTTATGGTTATAATCCAGAACAACAGATAGTTCGTAGTATAAGAGAAGTAGCACAACAAGCTTATGCAAGACAATTTAATATACAAAGGATGTAATCTATGCCTGTAAATAGAAGAACTGAAATAGTTCAGTTTATTGTAACTAGATTAAAAGAAATAGACGGTGGAGTATCGCCCTATGATAACTCCTATACCTTTGCAACTAACGTATTTGATAATGTATTTCGTAAAATTAGATTCTTAGACGAAGTTAATGACTTTCCATCGCTCTACGTTTCTGCTGGAACCGAAATTCGAGATTTTCAATCTGAAAATTTGACGGAAGCTACGTTAGACGTTATTATAAGAGCATACGTATATGGAGAAGATAATTCACAAACACTATCTGATGATTTAGTTCAAGATGTTGAACATATCATATACGCACTTGGCGATAATCCTGATAAGGGTATATTAGATATAACAATAGATAATATTATTACTGATGAGGGATTAGCTTTACCTTATGGTTTAGCAGAAATTGAATTATCAATAGTCTATAGACTAGAAAACTAAGGAGAAATAAATATGGCATCTCTTAATTTACAAAGAAATTCCGAGGTATTCTTCTCTTCCGTTGACTTAAACGGAGGGGCAGCAGTTACCGCTATGACGCCACAAAACACATGGAAGCTTGAAGTGCTTGCTGGTTTTGCTGTGTCTTCATCTGCCGCTACTCAAGATATTACCAGTCTAGAATCTGGTACTACTCCTGATCGCTCACAACAAAGATTCAATACAGCAATCAACCCTGTTGAATGGAATCTACAAGTATACCTAAGACCTACAGGTGTTGTTACTGGCGCAGCCGCTAACGGTACTGGTGCTGGAACAAATGCCTCTGGTAATGCTAAACCTGTAGCTGACTGGTTTATGTGGCAGTCTTTGATATCAAATACTAAACCAACTTCTGGTACAGCTGATCAATCAGTATGGTCTACAGGTGGTAAACTTGTTACAACTAACGTTGCAGCCGGAACAGGGTCTCACTCTTCTCGTACAAACTTCTCAACAGCTAGTGAAAACCACCTTTATTTTAAACTTGATAACGTTATTTATCAGGTTCAAGCTGCTACTGTTAACGGCGCTGCTGTTGACGCTGGTATTGAAGAAATTGCTACCACAACTTGGAGTGGCATGGGTACTATACTAACTGAACTTACTGGTACACCGCGTGATAATGCTATATCAGTATTTGGTGGGGTACTTAATAGTGGTTCTTCTGTTCTTGCTAACTCTAACGCAAGTGCTTTAAGTGTTGCTGCTGCATATCATCCTTTTAACACTATGAACGTAGCCGGAACTGTAGCAACTAATTCGTTTATTAAAAACCGTCTTAGCTCTATAGAATTCCATCATAAACCTACTGCTGCTGGTACTGACGTTAAATATGTGTTCCCAGTTACAGCTCTTAGCTTTGACTACAACAACAATATGACGTATCTAACTCCAGAACAACTAGGTTCACTTAATTCACCTATCGGCCAATTTACTGGTACTCGCGCTGTAACAGGCTCAGCTACTATGTATCTTCGCGCTGGAGACACTGAGTCAGCACAGTTCCTACGTAATATTGCTAACGATTCTAGAACTACTTCTTCAGCTACTTCTAATGCTAATCTTATCATTGGTGGAGCTACTGCACCTTATGTAGCCTTCCAACTAGATGCTTGTCAGTTTGAGTTCCCAGTACTAGCAATTGAAGATGTTATTTCTTTAAGTGTTAACTTTGTTGCTCAAGAGCCTGCAGCTACTAAAGGTGATGGTGGTGAAGTTAAAATATTCGCTGCTAAGTCTTAATAACTAAACTAAAGTGTTTCTGAGGGGGAACATTGTCTATTAACCAGAGAGTGTCTATCCGCTTGCAAATCAAGGTTCCCCCTCACCTTAGAACGCAGATATGCAGATAGACACTCACATTTAAATGAGGGAAAATCATGAGTAAAATTAAAAATATGATCGCTAAAGAATCGTCAACCTGGGTTCCATTCCCAGAAATTGAAGATTTTGAGGTGAATCTACGCTTTTTGACTAGAGAAGATCTACAAAAGGTCAGAACATCTAGTTTAACGTTTAAGTTCAATAAAAGAACTCGTCAGCGTGAAGAAGAAGTTGATAGTGCTAAGTTTCTTGAAGCATATGCTGAGAAAGCTATTGCAGGTTGGAGGGGCTTAAAAGTAAAGCACCTACCACTATTGTTACCTGTTGACATTTCTTCTATGGACCCCAATGAAAATATTGATTATAGTGATGAAGAAGCATTAGAATTATTAAAAAATTCTACAATCTTTGACCAGTTTGTTACAGATACTATGAACGACTTTGAACAGTTCTCTAAAACAAAAACAGAGACAGACTCAAAAAACTAATAGACTACCTCCGTAGTACTTTTAACGGAGGTGGAGTAGACATAGATCAATATCTACTAATGTGCGAGCAGATGGGTTGGGAACCTGATGAAGATCAAATGCCTATTGACCCATCTACTCTATCTTTAGAAGTTCAACAAGCTTTAGTACTACTAAATGCTCTACCAGATAACTGGGAAGGCATGAGCGGTTCTTGGATGGGCAAAGATTATAGTGGTTTATCTGCGATTATGGATATATACGAAATCGATGATCGTAGAGTAGTTTTTGAATTGCTAAAACAAGCAGAACAAGAATTAGATAAACACTATACGCAAAAGCAAAAAGAACAAGAATCTTTAAGCAAAGCAAAGAGAGCAAGATAATTGAGCATTATTAAGAACATTATCAAGACGGTATTTACTTCTGAGGGAGCCGCCGCTGTAGCAGCGGAAACAGCTGGAGTAACAAAAGCACAGACCCGTCTTGGACAAGGTACTGCTAGTGCTGGTCGTCAATTTGCTGCACAATCTCAAGGCTTAGGTGGTTTAGTAGCTGCCTATGCCGGTGCTGCTGCTACTATCTTCGCTCTTGAAGCTGCGTATACTGCTCTATCACAAGCTGCTCAAGCTGAAACAATTGTAAAAGGTACTTCTGCTCTAGCTCTAGAAATTGGACAGAGTGGTCCAAGAATAATTGCATCTCTTCAACAAATTTCACAAGGTCAGCTAACAGTAGCTGAGACAGCACAAAACGCTAACATAGCGCTTGCTGCTGGTTTTAATACTCAACAAATTGAAAGATTAACCAGTGTAGCACTAGGAGCTTCTAGAGCTCTTGGTCGTGATTTTACTGATTCTCTACAAAGAGTTATTAGAGGTTCTGCTAAGCTAGAGCCTGAACTTTTAGACGAACTTGGTATCTTTACTCGTATTGATCCCGCTGTTAGAGCTTATGCTCAAGCGTTAAACGTATCTGAAAACAATCTTACTCAGTTTGAAAGACGTCAGGCATTCGTTAATGCCGTTATCGCTGAAGGTGAGCGCAAATTTAGCGCAATTGATACCACGTCCGCTTCTGCACAAAAATCTCTAGAACAACTACGTGTTCAAGTATCTAATTTAGGTACTGAGTTCTTACAATTTGTAGGTGGAGTGTTAGGACCGTTCGTAAACTTCTTTAAAAATGACGCAGGTAATACTTTACTGTTATTTGGTGGTATATTAGCTTTAGTATTTGGTAAAGGTATTAGTATAATAGGAGATTTTGCTAAGAGCGGCCTAACTAATATGAGTAATTTCGCTACTGGCTTAGCTGCTCAAGCTGAGAAGATGAAGGGTACTTTTGGTGAGATAACTACAGCCTCTGACGATTTTAATAGAAGCGTAAAAGAACGTGGCGGTCTAGTAGCTGGTTATACTACTGATGCTGCTGGTAAAAAAACTCTTGGCTCAGGGTCTTTTGCTCAAACAGCTCCTGATGATCAAGGAAAGAACAGACAGATTCTAAGTAAATCACAGATTTCTGCTGCTGCTCTAGCTAGACAAAATTTTCTGGCTGGTGGAGCTCCTTTAGGCGCAATGAGAACTGCTGATGAAAAAGCTCTTAAAGCAGCGTTAAAGGCCCTAACAATAGCACGAAAAGCTGATAGCTTAGCTGCACGAGACGCAACTCTAATACTAGCTAGCTACGCTGCTGCAACAAAGAATGCTACACTCGCTACTAGAGGATTTAGCGCGGCTGCTGGGGTAGCTAGAGGAGCTGTAACAGCGTTAAGTGTAGGTATGAACATTCTTAATGCTTCTCTTGGTATAATCTTCACAGTTATTACTGTAGCACAACTAGTTGGTACTTTATTTGATGTAGATATTTTATCCGAAATTACTGGGTACTTTAGCAAGATAAATCAGCAAACAGCTGATTTAAGAACTGGTTTTCTAGGATTAGCAGAGGCTGCTGGTGGAGCTGGTCTTACTGCTTCTCTAAAACTTGCAGGAGCTGATGAGAAGTATCTAGAAGGAGTGTCAGATAGGCTTGTAAAAATAAATGCTCAATACGCTTTTCGTGCTAAAATTGCGCAGAAGACCCTTAGCACGGGCGGGCCCAAAACTAGATCAGGTGAAGAAATAGAGGGGGGAATAAGCCAAGAGTTTAGAGCTCTTAACTTAGGTATTCAGGCTCAAAGAAACACAGTATCTCCTGAAAGTTACGGTATTATACGTGAGAATCTACTAAAAACTTTATTATTAAATGAAGAAATAGCAATAATAGAAGGACAGATTACAGCAGAAAGACTTGCTGCTAAGCCTGATTACGAATTTATAAATGCTAAAACAAGAGAGCGTTTAGAACTTGAAACTATAGTAGCTACTAATGAAAACTATGCTAGTGGCTTAGAAGGTGTAGCCGGAGCTTTAGAACGAGCTAGCGGCATACCTGCTGGGGATATAGTACGCGTCCTTACCGATCCTAAATCTGCTGATTCTATTAAAATACTTAGTGACACTTTGCGTACTGCAAGTGGTGTAACTGCTTCTGCAGTTAAGCAAATAACCTTTTTAGGTGAAGAGTTAGAAGGTATTGATGGACAAATTAATTTTGAAAAATTAACAGAAGAAGAAAAACTATTTGTTATCAATACTGTATTGTTAAATAAAACTCTTTCAGACGGGGAAGCTGCTTTTGAGGCTGGCGCCACAAGCTCTGAAAAGCTTGCAGCACAAGTATCTGGCGCATCTGCAACACTAAAAGAATTACAGACTTCAGGGAAAGGTACTGCTGCTGAAATAGCAAAAGTAAGTAATAGATTACAAGAGCTGAGTAAGAACTTAAGAGAACTTCAAACAGCGGAGAAAGTGCTTGACGGTATACAAAAAGCTTTTAGTGGGGCATTAGGCAAGGTAGATACTGCAGCTTTTACAGGCTTGATAAGCGTAACGGGGAAACTAGCAAAAAATGCAGAACAGCTAAAAGGTAACCAGCAGGAGTATCTAAGATCTGTTATTGATACAGGAAAAAGACTAGAAGAGAACCTACGCCGTGGTAGTGGCGGAGCTTCTGATTCTGGACAAGCATCTACAAATCAGGCTACTGAGCTTAAGCTAATAGAAGCAGGTGTTACCGCACAAAAAGCTCAAGTAGGCTTATTACTAGAAAATTATGATACAACTTTACAAATACTTGAGGCAGAGACTAAGAAGAAGGCTGCGCTAGAGCAAGAAAATAAGTTACTTAGTGCGCAAAACGCCTTAGCTATTAGCATAGCACAGGCTAGAAATGTTGATACAGTTTCTAAAAATAGTATTGCCCGCGCTGATAAAGGCTTAGAATTAAGCAATGTTCAGCTAAGTAATACTAGAACGTCTAATGACTTAGAGTTACAGAGATTAAACAATACTAATCAAATACTTGATACAGAAGCACAGATAGGACTTATAAAAGGTAGCTATAATGCTGCGGCAGCTAAAGCATCTTTACAGGCTGTAATTAATCAAGGCATACTACTGAGAGGCGAGCGTGAGCTATTAGAACTTCAGCGTACTCCTGGAGCAACTAGCGGTGATGTAATTGCTAAACGCCGTGAGCTTATAGAGTTAGAGCGTAAAGTTCTAACTGATAATTATAATAATCAAAAAGCTGCTATTAATGCTCAGGGAAGTAACGCTAAAGCTGCTCTAGAAGCACAAAAAGATAGCGTAGCAAGACAAACAGCAGCTATAGATAAAGAAATAGAGTTTAAAATCGGTGCATTTGTTGAGCAACAAAGGTTATTTGATCAGGAATCTGCTAATATAGAGAGAAAAATACAAGCAGATATAGATAAATCTGTAAGAGAACTAGATATTTTAAGACAAACACGCGATCTAGAGATACAAAAAATAGAGGCTGCTAAGGCTATAGCTAATCAAGATAATAGCGCTCTTGTAGCACAGTTAGAAGGCTATAAAACCTTTGCTGAGTCTACAGCAGCTTTTAGTAATGGCATCTCTCTTTTTGCTACTGTTATAGCAGAGCTACTAGGTGTGGCCGGAAATCCTGTTGCTAAAGCTGTTATAGAAAAGACTGCTAAAGATCTTCCTGCAACTATAATTACAGATATTACTGCTACTTTAGCAGCAGCAAAAGAATCTAAAGGGCTACAAGACGACATATTTAACAAACAGATAGGTCAGCTACGAATTATAGCAGATTTAGATATAATAAATAAACAAGCAGAAATAGCTGGATTACAAGCTAACCTAGTAGACACTGCAAAACTAAGAGCTGCTCAAAAAGAGGGGGCTTATACTGCCCAGATTGCTGCTATAGAACAACTTCGAAACGCTAAAAAACTATTAGACCTAGAAATTAAGCGTGCTGAAGCGCAAGCAGGATCAGAAGGTGGTGGGAGACTGTATGAGCTGCTTGAGCTACAAGCCAACTTTGAAAACAGCTTATTTCAACTTTCAGGAAAAACTTCTGATCTTAACTATGAGTTAGATATTATGAAGAATACTATGAATGCTGTTAAAGAGACTATTAGATCTAGTGTTACTCAAGCTCTAGTTGACTTAAATGCTTCTTTCTTTGATACCACTAATGATATTAGAACTTTTGGCGAGAAGATCCAAGATGCCTTCTATAATATATTTAAATCAATTCAAGAAACATTCTTTCAAAAAGCTATAGCCGAGCCGATAGCTAACTTTGTAACAGATACCGTATCTGGCTTATTTGGTGGCGGCAAAGAACAAAAAGGCGCTGATAACGCTAAGGTTATAGATGGAGCTCTACTAACTACTACTGCACAAAGTGCAGGAGAAAATCCAATTCTAGCAGTAGCAAAAGAAGGTAATGGATTCTTTGCTAGAACTTTAGATAGTATAAAGAATACCTTTAGTGGTATATTTGGACAAGGTGGCTTTGTATCCAATCTAATAGGTGGGGTATTTGGACAAGAGGGTATATTCGCTGGAGCCTTAAAAGGATTAGGCGGAATTGGAACGTCTATATTCTCTAGTTTAGGTAACATAATTGTTAACATACTTAGTTCTATTGGTAGCGGCGGTGGTGGAATTATAGGCAGTATAGCCAGCGGAATTGGCAGCCTATTTGCTAGTGGCGGAACAGTACATCACATGGCTCAAGGCGGCGGCGTAAATTCTTTACGAGATCGTGTACCAGCTATGCTAGAGCCAGGCGAGTTTGTACTACGTAAACAAGCAGCTAGTGCTATAGGTACCCCAGCACTACAAGCTATGAACGCTGGTGGAGCTGTTGGAGGAAATGTGGTAGTTAATATTAAAAACGAAGGAACTCCGCAGGATGCTACTGCATCAAAGCCTAGATTTGATGGAGAAAAGTTTGTTATTGACATCATTACTAGAGATCTTAGCAACAATGGACCGATTCGTAGATCAATGAGAGCAGGAAGTTAAAATGACAGCATCATACCCAAGCCAAGCAACAGCACCCGTAACAGCTTTTTCAACCGTAACTGAAGTTATATATAGCAGTACTGGTGCAGTTGTAGACTTTAATCTTCCTACTTCTGTCGATAATAGAGGTGAAGTAGTAGCTATTGTAGATGGTATAGTTCAGTCTACCACTAGTTATGATATATCTAATAGTGGAGTTACCGTATCTTTTCTTACAGCTCCTCAAGCTTCTCAGCTAACGCTGAGAACTGTAGCTATACCTGCTCGCTATAGAACTACAAGAACGTTTTCTACTGCTCGCAGTGTAGAGTACTCTAATAGCTACGTTAACATAGTTAATGGTAATGCCTATTCTATTAACTCTCATACACAAAGCTTTGCACTTCCTGAAGGAGTTTCAGTATCTTCAGCTTCTGATTTTATGGTATTTCTATCAGGAGTATATCAAAGTGCAGATAACTTTACTTATCCATCAGCGCTTTTAGGCTCTCAGGGAATAGATATAGCTGATAATGCTGCTGCTAAGTTACTACTTAACTATACTGGTAACTTTACTGATTCTAGCCCTTCTGCTACTACAATAACTAACGTAGGCTCTGTTACCACTTCCAATGCTATAGGTATCTATGAAGCAGTATTTAGTGGTAGTAACTATTTAACAGCTCCTTCTAGTGATAGCTTTAACATACATAGTCAGCAGTTTACTATAGATACTCACTTCAGACCTGCTACTGGCACTACCATGGCTTCTAATCAAACTCTATTTTCTAGATATCAAGATAGCAATGACTACTATATTCTACGCCTAGTAGGAGCTAACTCTAATGTAGGATTCATAGTTAACTCTGGAGGTTCTATTACAGAGTTATATGGAGGAAACGCTAATGGAGGATCTAACTATCACGTAGCCGTTAGTTATGATATTAATTCTGCTGTTATCGGACTGTATGTAAATAATGTTAGAGTAAAAGTAGGCAGCTTTTCTACTAGTGCTACCACTGCCGGTCCTATAGAAATAGGTAGAGCTAATACTATCAGCCAATATTTTAAGGGTAATGTAGACTTTACACGCTTTGCTACTAGTAACAGATATAATTCTGCAACAATACAACCTATAACAGTGGGTACTGTGCCACAAACAGTTACTAGTGCTGCCCCTTTAGGATCAATAGATCCTACAGATACGCTAAGTATCAGAGTTTTTGACTCTGCAGTAACTACTACTGATAGATTTACCTCTATGGCTGACAGAAAACCAGACAGAGGTATCAGCTCTAGCAGAAAGTATGATGTAAATACATTTACTTCTCAGGCTGGGTATGAAAAAAGACGGCTAAAATCAAGAAGATCTAAAAGAGATTATAGTTTGCAGTATACTAATGTAAGTGGAGTAGAAAAAACAGCTATAGAAAACTTCTATGCTGCCAGAAGCGGAGAGTTCGAAGCTTTTACATTTGACTTGTCACATATCAACGAAGCTGGTACAATAACTGTAAGATTTGATAAAGAGCTACAAATAACACAGGTTTTATCTGTAGGAACTGCTTTAACAGATAACTTTTATGACGTAAAATTTAGCTTAAAAGAGGTTTTTGATTAATGACTGCTCGCAACTACGATGTTATACTAACTGTTTCTAATGCAGCTAGTTTTGCAACCTCTAACTTTATTGTTGGTAATACTACTGCTACCGTAGCTGTTATTGCTAATGTAAATACTACCGCTAATACTCTTAAAGTAAAACTAAGTAACATTCTACAACAATTTAGTTCTTCAGAAGTTATACACTCCAATTCTATAGTTATATCTGGAACTAGCCTAGGTATGCTTACTCAGGCTAACACCTTTGTATCTAACGTAATGTCTGGAAATGTTACTACAGCTATAGCTACTATAGTTAGCACAGCTCCTAGTAACTTTATAGCTGAGAAAAACGCATTTACACAAAATCCTATAGTTAGACTTTATTCTATATACTATCCTGGTGAGTGGTACCCTCCTAATGAGAACGGCAATCCTACTGGACAAGGTGAAGGCAGAGCTTGGCCTGTAGACTTTCCTGTTCGCTTTGCTGAAGTAGTTAGTGACTATGTATCTGATTTATCTTATAATGTAATATATGATAATGTAAGTTATATACCTTTTCCTGTAAATCTATCAGGATTTGATATTAACTCTGATGGTAAAATTAATGAGCTGAGTCTTACCGTTTTTAACGTAGATAATCTTATATCTGCTTTAGTAGAAGATCCTTTCTTAGTTGGTAATAATACTTCAAACTCTGTTATAGCTATAGTAAATAATGAGCAAGTTCACGGTATTGACCCCCGAACGGTTAATGCTAATCCTGCTGATGTAGGAGTTCCAAGTAGCGAAGCATATAAGTCTTTAACTAGAGCCCGTGCTAACGGTCTTGCTTATAGTGGTGATGTAGTAGGTATTTATGGCACAGCTAATGCTAGCTTTACAAAAACTCAAACTGCTGTAGTTAATGGCACATGGCAGGCACAAAAACAAGATACTAGAGACTTACTTGGGGCTGTAGTAGAGATTAAAACTACTTTTGCTAACTTCTTAGATTATTGGCCTGAATATAGTACTGCGCGTTTTATTACTTCTAACGTGATTGAAGTATATAACGCTGTGCCATATAGAGTAGGTGATAATGTAATAACAAGTGGTAATACTATACAAGCTACTATTCAGGCAATAGAAGAAAATAGACTACTATTTTTAACTAATCCACTAGGCGACGCTACCGCAGCAGGTAGTCCTATATACATAGTTAATAAAAAAGCTGATACTGAAAGCTATGTACAAGATAAATTTAAAATAAATCAGTTAGAAAGTTTAAATGATCATATAGCTAGTTTTGGCTTAGTTTCTTGGCTACAGTACTTTAAAATAGTTACTCCTAAGAGGAAATACTATAAAAATACTTGTCAATGGAAGTATAAAGGAGAAGAGTGTCAATATCCTGGACCAGGAGGTATAGCCATCCCTGGCACTAGTCTAACATCAAATAATAATCCAATTGCTGCAAATAATCAGATTGCCGCTGATTCTGCTGGAGATGTATGTGCTAAGTCTTTAGCTGCCTGTACTCTTAGAAATAACCAAGTACATTTTGGAGGTTTCCCTGCATCAGGAAGAACAGTCCCAAAACAATAAAGTTAAAGGTTGCATATTACCTTGGATTCATATGTTTGGAAGTATAGAAGGTGACTATAAGCTTTGTTGTTTCTCAGAATACATGAGTGGTACTAAAGTATTAGGTACGTCAGATCAAGCTTTACTTGATGTGTGGAATAATGATAATTATAAGTCAGTAAGAAATAGTTTTTTACAAGGTGAGATACCTACAGAATGTAAACAAGCTTGCTATGATAAAGAAAAAGCCGGAGCTACTAGTAGCAGGCAGAGTAACAACACCAAGTATTCTAAATATGCCTTCGTACAAGATTATACAGTTACAGATGGTAGTATAAAAAATAAACCTATATACTTAGACATACGTTTTGGTAATCTATGCAACTTTAAATGCAGAATGTGTGGACCTGCTTCTTCTACTAGTTGGTATAAAGAGTATCCCTATAAAAAATATAAAGCTATAGATAATTATACTAATAACGTTATTTTTTGGGATAGTTTACCTGATATAGCTTCTAGTATACAAGATGTATATTTTGGCGGTGGAGAGCCGATAGTTCAAGATGGGCACTATAAGCTGTTAGAATTCTTAATAGATCGTAACCTTGCAAGTAATATAAATCTAAGCTATAACACTAATTTAAGTTACTCAAAATATAAAAAATATGATCTAGAGGCTATCTGGTCTAATTTTAAAAACGTAGAGCTATCGCCTAGTGTAGATGGTTACGGAAAAAAAGCAGAGTATGTACGAAGTGGCTTAGTTTGGTCAAAGTTTGAAGATAATTATAATAAGTTTTCAAAGCATATTAGTACTATAGGAGCTGTAATTAATATATATAGCATAACATCTATGCCTAATTTAATACTATGGTGCAAAAAACGTAATGTATATTTAAATGGAACTATACAGATAAATCCAGAATCTCAGTCTATAACATGTCTACCATTAGATGTTAAAGCTAAACTTACAGAATTATATACTAGTTTCCTAACTAAATATATAAGCATACTTGACCCTTCCGAGATTCATAATATTAATAGCTGGATATTATATATGAACTCTAGTGATGATTCGCATCTTCTTAAAGAGTTTAAACAGTTTAATGATAAGTTAGACTTATCTAGAAATGAGTCTTTTATTGCTACCTTTCCGGAGTACACATCTTGGTACAACAATATTTAGGCGTACAACATGAATATGGTACTTTTGATTGCATAACCTTAGTTAAGCACTTTTATAAAAATCAACTAAATTTAGAGTTTAGTCTACCGACATATCCTTATGATATAAGTTGGATAAAGACCTTTACTACAGAATACATAGATCAATGGGCGTTAAGGTATTCTGTAAAAGTTAACTTGACAGAGCTTAAAAATTATGATGTAATAGCATTTAAGTCAAGAAAGACAAAGTTAATAATACATTTTGGTATTTATTTAGCACCTAATAGATTACTACACGTAGAGCACGGGGGAGCATCGCGTATAGATAGTTTATCTACTTATTGGATAGATTACATATATGCTATATATAGACATGAGCAATTGGTATGATAAATATACAGGGCTACCTTATAAACATTTAGGTTACGATCCTATAGAAGGCATCGACTGCTTTAACTTATGTAAGTACGTATACAAACAAGAACTAGATATAGATATACCTTATTTTGCATCTGATTACTGTAATATCGTAGATGATGATTGGTACGCTAAAACTCATGATCAATTTATATTAAAAGCTGCCAATGATCCTAGCTTAGGGTGGGTAAAAGTAAGTGAACCTAAGCTATACGATATCATAGTTATGAGCTTAGGCTCTACTCATGTAGCTAATCACTGTGCTCTATATGTTGCTCGTAATAAAATGCTACAGACTATGCTAAAACATAAAAGCTGGATAGCTCCTTATGGAACTTACTATAAACAATATACTGTGGGGGTATACAGATGGAAAACTTTACAAAGCTAAAAGAAGATATGAATAATCATGCACTATCTTACTATCCTAGAGAAGCAGTAGGTATAATAACTAAAGATTTTTTATATATTCCTTGTAAGAATTTAAGTAATAATCCAAATATTACATTTTTTTTAGATCCAGCTGCTTTAGTACAGTATGATGGTAACATATGGGGCATATTCCATTCCCACCCAGGCTCTGATAATCCTATACCTAGCTCAGAAGACAAAGTAAGTGCGGCATTTAATGAGTATAAATTTTTAGTAGGTTTTAATAATAAATTTTTTATATACTGGTATGATAGTAACATAGACGCACTAAAATTTGATACGTTTAAGGAAGCACATCTTGTTAACAACTCTTAAAGTTCACTCAGCCTTTAATAAATTTTTTAATCAGTCTAGTTATGCTGTAGATATAACTAGCTATGCAGACGTGTTATTTTATATTAACTCTATGCACCCTAAATTTATAGGTTATTTAACGGAACAAGAACTTACTGGTACTAATAACGAAGGTTATGTTTTTTTAAATAAAGATTTAACTATACTATCTAATGATGATCTATTCATGACTAAAGCTAGAGAAGGTGACGTCATATACCTGGTACCAGCAATTATTGGTGGCGGAGGTAAAAGAGGTGGTATTTTTGCTATTCTAGCAGTTGTAGGATTAGCTATTGTCACTGGGGGTTTTAGTTTAGCCGCTGGATCTGTGGCTGGAGGAGCGGCTGGCCAAGCTGGTGCAGCTCTTGGTAGCCAAGGAATCTTTGGTAGTGTTTTTAGCGCTTTTAAAGCATTACCTGCTTTTGCTCAAAATCTTGTTACTAGCGTGGGTTTGAGCGTATTAACTAGAGCATTCCAAAGACAGCCTTCAGTGAATGAGCCTGAAGCTGTACGTGAGAATGGAGCTTTTGAATCTTTAACAAACTCAACCAGTAGCGGTACCCCTATCCCCTTACACTATGGTATGCCTAGAGTTTCTGGGCAGTTTTTAAGTGGTTATGTAGATTCAACACAGCACGGAAAAAATGATCTAATTAAGGTAAGGGATAAATTTTAATGGCTATAGTTAAACAGTATATTCAACACGCAAATAGTTTAGTTCCTAGAATTGTAGGATCTAAAGGTCGTCAACACACTCCAAAGGAATCTCCAAATAGTTTATTTTCTACAGATATATTATTTGTAACAGTTGGACTAGGAGAAGGCCCTTTATATAGAATAAATCCTAATGGAGCACAAGATATACAAATTCAAGATAGTAGTGTTGATGATCTTATAAATTTAGACGGAGATGGTAACGCTAATACAGATAAGTTTATATATAATTTTACTACAGGCACTACTACACAAAATCCTATGCCTGTTTTTGGAGAAGCTATAATTACTCCTCAAACTTTTGCTAATATAGTAGATTTAAAATATGGCAATGTAGCAGGTATACCAAAAAGTGCTATAACCTTACAAGAAACTAGCCAATCTGATTGGGACGCGATATCTTTTAAATTTCAAATATCAGGTTTACAGATTCTAGAAAACGATGGTGATACTAAGCCGCATACCGTATCTGTATCTGTAAAAATATTTGACAGATTAGGTATAACCTTAATTGCAAGCACTAGTAAAACTATTACAGGTAAAACCACTACTGCCTTTAAGTTCAATATCAAACTGCTTATACCTGAGCAGTATAAATCAGCAGATGGTTATAGATTTACAGTAGAGAAAAGTTCACTGGATAGCGATAGCTCTAAAAAAGTAGACAATGTAGGCTTAATCGGTTGGGATGAAATCGAAAATTCTAGACAAGCATATCCTCGTACTGCTGTTATAGGATACGCTATAAAAGCTGAAAATCAGTATACAGGTGGCGTACCTAGTTTTACCTCTTTAGTAAAAGGATTGCTTGTAAAAGTACCTAGTAACTATAATCAGCCTATCTTATCAACCGGAGAGATAGACTGGAGAGAAATAGAAATACCAGCTAGTACATTAACCACTACAGGTTATAGATTACAGAAGTCAGGTACAGGCACTGTACTTACAACTGCTAATCCACAAATATATGTAGGTACTTGGGATGGTACTTTTGTATATTCTTGGACACAAAATCCTGCATGGATCATATATGATATACTTACTAATAATACTTATGGTCTAGGCATTGCAGAAAATAATATAGATAAGTTTAGATTTTATCAAATAGCTCAGTACGCTGATGCTTGCGATGCTACTACTGGAGCATTTAAAGGTGTTAGTGGTCTAGCTGACGGTTCTTTTAGAAATAAACCTAGAGGGCAGTTTACTAGCATACGAGAAAATCAAGTTGGACTAAGCAAAGGTACAGTAGTAGCTGAAAGAAGATTTATAACTGATATATCTATATCTGAGCAAAGTCAGACCATGGACTTACTAAACTCTTTGGCAGCTTCTATTAGAGCAGCTGTTATATATTCTGGAGGCAAGTTAAGTTTAGCTATAGATATGCCCGATGAATTCCCTGTAATGTTATTTAATGAAGCTACTATTAAAGATGGTAGTTTTCAGATATCGGGAGCTAAAGAAAGTGATACTATAACTGGTGTAGATATTAGTTATATTGAGCCGTCAAATCACTTTAAAAGAGAAGTAGTACGTATTGATAGTGCTGATGCTAATGATGGAACGGATGTTTCTACAATAGATAACATTGCTAGTTTAGAATTGATGGGTGTTACTAGAAGAAGCCAAGCTATAAGAGCTGCACAATATCAAATAGCCTCTACTAAATATATTAGAAGAACTGTTACATTTAGTACTGGTACAGAGGCTATGCATCTAAGTCCTGGAGATGTAATTGCTGTAGCAAGTCAAGGTACTGGCATAGCTTATGGTTACGGTGGTAAAGTTATAGCAAATACAGCTATTAACAGTGTTACTGACACTAATGTAACCTTGGAGCACTTTACTGTTCCTGGGCTGAGTAATACAGTATTTACTTCTAATACCTACCCTATTGCCCTAAGAGTTATACGCGCTGATAGTGATCAGATGGATGTATTCTTACTTAGTAACACCACTTATGGCCTATTTAACACAGGTAATGTAGACTCTGGGTATGATACCGCTAATGTAAAAGTAATTGCTAGATTTGATCCTACTACTAAAAGTATGCTTACAGTATCTAATGGTCTAACTGCTAATATAGCTCCTAGGGCAGGAGATTTATGGAGCTTAGGGCAGTTTGAGAATGTAGGTAATTACTATTCTAACAAATCTGGAAAGCTATTTAAAGTAACAAGTATAAGTAGAGAGGCAGAAGAAGAATCTTTTACTATTTCTGCTGTAGAATATATCTCTAATATATACGTAGATTCTGATACCTTTATAAATTATGAGCCTACTGCCTATACAGATATTGATAATCCCCTTACTGCTCCTCCAGCTCCTTTAATTAACTTTAGAGCATCACCAAGAAGAAGATTAGATGGCACTATTGCTATAGATGGCATTATTGAAGAGTCTAGCGATCGTTTTGGCTATGGTCAGTCTTATTCTACAGTCTACGAAATATCAAAACCTGATCAGTCAACTACTATAGATAAAATAACA